AGAAACACTTCAGACCGCTGAAGCCCTATCTAACGATACAAAAATCAGGCATCGAGGGTCTGGGTCTGTTCGCCACTGAGGACATACCCGTTGGCGAGGTGATCGGTATAACACACGTATGGGATGAGCGGTTCAAAGACAACTACATCAGGACGGCTACTGGGGCGTTCATAAACCACAGCGACAGCCCCAACATCAAGCTCGTAACAGACAACGACATGAGGTATGGTAAAACCTTGCGCCATATAAAAAAAGGCGAGGAATTATGCACGCAATACACACTTTATTCACTATCTTTGTAAACAATCAAATCAATGGACAGAGTCAAATTCAATCAACTGGCAGACGACATCGCCAACGCATACGGAACGGACAGGAATCGCCTGTTCGAGCGTAGTAAAAAACAAATCGACACGCAGCCACGCCACCTGCTGTGGTACGTGTGCAGCAAGAGAGGTATTCCAAACGTGTTCATAGAGTCATTTACTAACGAGAACGGTCTCGAAGTAAATCACAGCACGATCAGCAGGGGCATCTCTAGAGCGGTCACTATCATCAAAAGAAACGAGCAGGCACGTAAACTATCAGAAAAACTAATCAAATCATGAGTACATTCAAAAAGCTAAGTTCCCTTGACATCAAGTCAAAGGTTGAGCGCAAGGGTTCACAGGACTATCTATCATGGTCAAACGCATGGTCAATGCTACTGGCTGAGTATCCGACATCGACCAGAACAATCTACGAAGACCCACATACAGGCCTGAACTTCTTCACAGATGGAAGGACAGCCTACGTCAAGGTGGGCGTTACGGTGGAGGGTCTGGAGCATATTGACTACCTGCCAGTCATGGACTTCCGCAACAACAGCATCAGCGTTGATAAGATCACAAGCTTCGATGTGAACAAGACAATCCAAAGAGCAACAGCCAAGGCAATCGCAATGCACGGTCTGGGACTTACACTGTGGTCAGGAGAGGACGTACCTGAGCTTCAGGCAAAGCCAAAGACGGAGCCAAAGTCGTACACGCTTAACGTTGGTGACGAGAACTGGGACAAGGTTCTGAAGTACATGGTCAACGCACACGGTAAGGGCATGACAATGCCGAGCATCTTGAAGCAGCTTGAGACCAAGTACAAGATCACAGCTAAGGTTAAGAATGAACTTAAGAAGGCTGTACAATGATTGACGTGCTATCGCTACTTAAGAACGACACCGAGTACTACTCAGGTGTTGGCAAGAACTACCTGTCAAACTCTGACATAGGCACACTACTGACCAACCCACGGAACTTCGGAGTCCCGAGAGAGGACAACAAGAACTTCGCGGTTGGCAGATACTTCCACCAACTACTCTTAGAGCCTAACAAGGCATCTAAGGTCGTAACTGTTGACGCAGCAAGTCGTAACACCAAAGCGTACAAGGAAGCGCTTGAGGAGTCTCGTGAGAGCGTCCTGCTGCTATCTAAGGAGGCTGAGGCTACACGAGAACTGACAGATACTATGCTCGGGAACATCCACTTCTATGACCTGATACGTGATGATGAGAACACATACGAGGTTCCATCCATCGGGGAGATCATGGGGCATATGTGGAAGGGAAAGGCTGACATCGTTGGAAGAGACGTACTGATTGACCTCAAGACAACGTCAGACATTGATGGGTTCAGGTGGTCAGCAAAGAAGTACAACTACGACAGCCAGTGCTACGTGTATCAGGAGTTGTTCGGCAAGCCGCTCATCTTCCTTGTCATTGACAAGCAGACAGGCATGCTGGGTGAGTTCATACCTACCGAGGAGTTCATCAAGGGCGGTGGCGACAAGGTTGCCAGAGCCATCGAGGTCTACGAGAGGTTCTTCCACGAGCCGACCAAGACTGACGACATAGGCAGCTTCTATATTTCTGAGAATCTTTAAAACGAGGGTGTCCTGACCTCATCTTCAGGGCGTTAAACAATTTCACAAAATGAGTGAGAAACAAAAACCGATTTACATCGGCAGCGGTGTAAAGCAAAACGACAATTGGTTGAAGTCAAGCTTCTGCCTAACTGACATCCCGAAGGAACACATGTTCGAGTACAACGGGAAGAAGTACATCAAGGTGAACATCAACATCAATGACGCACAGGACAAGTACGGCAAGGATGTGAGCATCACTGTAGACACATGGAAACCTGACCCCAGCAAGAAGGCTGCACCGAAGCCTGATCCAGTGGCAACGGTTGACATTGATGATGATGATCTGCCATTCTAAGCAGATTCTCACATCACTGAGAGGAGGGGCTTCGGCTCCTCTTCTTTTCTCCAACGTTTTCCGCTAAAGATAATGCGTTAGAAACTGCCGTCCTTTCGCCATGCACAAACAGCGCAGAACGAAGCTGAGACTGACTGACGTACGGTCGCACGCATTAGATTTTAGCGGGTGTTGGCAACCGTAAATTTTAATTTAAAAATGACAAGAATGAAAAATAGGAAAGACATAATAATCATTGACGACTGCGATACTCCAAGTAACTTTCATAAGCTTTTTCAAAGTCTTGATCGGAAGAGGAGAGTAAGACGTTTACTTCGGGTGTTTGTCCTGATAGTATTTGTCGTTTTAATTGGTGGAATCCTGACACTGCTTTAGGCGACATGGAATCTGCAAATGCGTCAAAGTTTGAATCAAGGTCAATTTTCGAGTTAATGACAGCCACATTCGCACCTTTTATATTTCGGTCAATGTTGAACAGAATTACAAATTCACCCTTCACAAAACCGCCAGATGGTATTGTTTCCTTATTTGGAAAGTCGCGAACAAAAGACTCAATAGATATACCATTTGTCGCAAGGAGATATTCAGCTTTCCTTATGTCTTTAATTATACCGCCTGAGCTTTCAGGATACAACGTGTCGATGAAGATGGTGTCGGTCATTTCTTTATTTATGGTTGCCAACGGTTACTGCTAAACAACGGAATTAACGGGTAGATATCACAAAAACAAATAGGATGATTATAGAAGATTTATTGCAAAAAGTACTACACGACAGAAGGGTTAACGATTTAATCAAAGAAGACGGTAGATTATGGAATGCGGTGATTGAGTTCGCTGAGAAATACCACGAACAACAAGTCAAATCTGTTGATTTAGCTGATGTTGGTGGTTCGTTGCTTAATGACAACACTTGCAACATCAAACACGATGATAGTGATGAGTTCTATGCCTGCGATGTGACAAGTTGCTGTGGTGTTGGGCCGATTGTACGTGAAAAGTATTGCCCTGAATGCGGTAAAAGGATTCTAAGGCAATGACCACCAACGGTTTGGCTATGTGCCGTTGTGAGGTACGAGCAATGGACATATAGCCGTTGTTGTGCGTATGTACTGGATTATTAACGAAAAACTTAAATAGAATGAAAATATTAATAGCCTGTGAGGAAAGCCAGGCAGTAACGAAAGAATTTAGAAAGTTAGGACACGAGGCTTTTTCTTGTGATATATTACCTTGTAGCGGTGGGCATCCTGAATGGCACTTACAGCAAGATGTAACCGAACTATTAAAACAGGAATGGGATTTGATTATAGCCTTCCCACCGTGTACATACCTAACTGTAACAGGCAATAGATGGTTTAACATTGAAAGGTATGGCGAAAAAGCCGTGAAGCGATACGAAGACCGCAAAGAAGCGATTAAATTCTTTATGATGTTTGCAAATGCTAACTGTGAACATATTGTAATTGAAAACCCTGTTGGCGTAATGAGCAGCGAATGGCGGAAACCTGACCAAATTATAAACCCTTGGCAGTTTGGCGACCCATTTGAAAAGAAAACCTGCCTTTGGATTAAAGGACTTCCGAAATTAAAGCCTACGAATGAAGTAGAACCTGCACCCAGAAAAGAATTTAAGAGCGGTAAAACTATGCCTGCCTGGTATGCTGATGCTTGGAAACTACCAAAGGATGAAAGAGCGAAACTAAGAAGTAAGACCTTTCCAGGGATTGCACAGGCTATGGCGACCCAATGGCATAACTTTCTTATGAAAACGGATGCTTAGGTATTACGCACAACGGTTAGTATAAAAAATCGTTTTAATGTTTTTTATACAGTGTTATGTACTGTATAGCGACTTTAAAGTACGAACCTAAATAAAAAGAACTGAACTAAGTAATAATATTTTTGTGCGGTGGCAAATTGCTGAGGCACGAAGCAAAATAAGTAATATATGTTTAGCTACTATGGAAGTAAAAGTAAATTGATTAACTATTACCCAAAACCGACAAAAGGCTTGATAATAGAGCCATTTGCTGGGTCTGCAAGATATGCTTTAAAATATTGGGATAATGATGTAATAATAAATGAAAAATACAAAGTTGTATTTGATGTTTGGAAATGGCTGCAGATATGTAGCGAAAAAGATATTTTGAAATTACCAACACCTAAACCTAAAGAAGATATAAGAAATTACAATTTAAGCAAAGAAGAACTTAATTTTATGGGCTTCTTGATTAATAGGGGTAGCGTTTCTCCAAAAAATAAAGTTGGTAATTTTAGTGATGGATTGCCAAATACTTTAAAAAGAGTTGCATCTAATTTGCACAAGATAAAGCATTGGGATATTAGATTGGGGTGTTATACTGATTTAGAAAATAAAGAAGCTACTTGGTTTATTGACCCACCTTATCAATTTGGCGGTGAACATTACAAAGAAAATAATATTGATTTTGATAAACTTTCCAAGTGGTGTAAAAGTAGAAATGGCGAGGTTATAGTTTGCGAAAATACAAAAGCTAATTGGATAGATTTAAAACCTTTAAAGAAAATACAAGGGTCGAGAAATACAAACACTATTGAGGCAGTTTATTTAAAAGGGTGGGGAAAAAATATTATTACGACTGGTAAGCAAACAAGTATATTAGATGAACTGAACTAAGCTATATTGTACATAACTATTCGCTAAGATTAACGACAAATTAGTCCTATGCAAACAATTGACAAACAAGATATTGAGTTAATCAAAACTGAATTCATGTTACGTTGGTGTGGTAAGGTTCAGGAGTTAACCAAGATACGTAGGTCAAAAATGTCTCAATCGGAAATGGCGTTCATATCTGGAAGAAGTTTGAAGACCATTCAAAGATTTGAGCGTTACAAGGTGTACGATCCTGAGTTGATGTTTATTTACAACAGATTACTGGTTTGAAATCCTCGCGCGTATATTTTCCCTTTTACTTTTTTATAGACTCTTTTTTTTATTTCTTACGCACGTAGGAATAAAATCGACATTTATGGAATACTAACTGATAATCAAATACTTACGAAAAATGAATCGACACAAAGTGACTGTTTTTCGGTCAATAATCGACACAGACACCCCATTTCACAGGGATGTTATGGTGGTGCTAGACCGAATAAAGAATGGTTCGAGCAAGGACTTGGTAACCAAAATCCGAAAGGAGAAGGATAAGACCGAGCGCAATAACCTTAAGAAGAACCTGCCGTCCATCTGTTTCTCGGGTGAGTTTACCAAGCGGAAGGATGATGCACTGGTACAACACAGCGGCCTGCTGTGTATCGACCTTGACGACTACGAGAGCGTTAAGAAGATGAACAAGGCGAAGGACGACCTATCCAAGAGTAAGTACACATACGCTGTGTTCGTGTCTCCGTCTGGCAATGGACTCAAACTACTGGTCAGAGTACCTGCTGATGTTCAGAACCACAAGAACTACTTCAATAGCCTTGAGAAGCACGTCAACTCGCCTCACTTTGACACCACAAGCAAGAACGTGTCAAGGGTATGCTACGAGAGCTACGACCCGAGCATATACATCAACGAGAACGCTGAGATATGGGATAAGATAGACGAGGAGGAGCATGCTGACATCGTGAAGCAGCACACCGAGGTGACCATACCGATCACGGACGAGAACAAGATAGTTGACATCCTTGTGCGTTGGTGGTCTAAGAAGTATCCGATGAACGAGGGCAAGCGCAACGAGAACGCATACATACTTGCTGCAGCGTTCAACGACTTCGGGGTTCAGCGGTCTCTTGCCGAGTACGTGCTTAACCAGTACGCTGACAAGAGCTTCCCAAGCTCTGAGATAAAGATCACCATTGACTCAGCATACTCGAAGACACAGAACTTTGGAACTAAGGTGTACGAGGACACCGACAAGATGAACATGATACGCTCGAAGATACGCAGGGGTGTGCCGCGTAAGGAGGTTCGCTCTGAGATAGTTGACGAGGGCATCGACCCAAAGACTGTAGAGGCAGTGCTGGGAAAGATAGAGGACGAGGCGGAGTCACAGAAGTTCTGGACGAAAACAGACCGAGGCGTGGTCAAGATCGTCCACTTCTTATTCAAGCTATTTCTGGAAGACAACGGTTTCTACAAGTACTGTCCAGAAGGAGGCAACAACTACGTGTTCGTCCGAGTAACTAACAACCTGATAGACCACGCCAGTGAGAAGGAGATAAAGGACTTCATCCTCAACTACCTGATGAACCTTGACGACATCTCCGTCTACAACTACTTCGCTGACAACACACGATTCTTCAAGGAGGAGTTCTTGTCCATGTTGGCAACGGTTGACATACACTTCATCGAGGACACCAAGGAGGAGGCATATCTATACTATCGCAATTGTGCCGTAAGGATTGACAGGGGTGGTGTAACTGAGATAGACTACATCGACCTTGGTGGTTATGTATGGAACGAACACATCATCGACAGGAACTTTGTCAAGTGTGACTCTGACGAGTGTGACTACAAGCAGTTCATCCGCAACATCTGTGCTGACGATACGTCAAGGGTCAGGTCAATGGAGTCAACCATCGGATTCCTGCTGCATGGCTACAAGAACCACAGCTACTGTCCTGCTGTCGTGCTGAACGATGAGGTCATCACAGACAACCCAGAGGGAGGCACGGGCAAGGGTCTGTTCATGAACGCACTGAGCAAGATGAAGAAGCTCGTCACGATTGACGGTAAGTCGTTCACCTTTGAGAGTTCATTCGCATACCAGTTAGTAAGTGCTGATACTCAGGTACTTGTATTCGATGATGTACGCAAGCACTTTGACTTTGAGCGTCTGTTCAGCGTGGTAACAGAGGGACTGACGCTTGAGAAGAAGAACAAGGACGCCATCAAGATTCCGTTCAGCAAGTCGCCCAAGATTGCCATCACAACCAACTACGCCATCAAGGGTAGCGGCAACTCGTTTGAGAGACGCAAGTGGGAGCTTGAGCTGCACCAGTTCTACCGTAAGGACTTCACACCGTTCGATGAGTTCGGCAAGCTGATGTTCGGTGACTGGGACGAGGATGAGTGGTGTCAGTTTGACAACTACATGATCGGATGCCTGCAGGGCTTCTTGGAGACAGGGCTTGTTCAGAGTCAGTTTGTTAACCTTGAGATACGCAAGCTGTCTGCTCAGACGTGCCATGAGTTCATCGAGTGGTGCGGTCTTATTGATGGGGCGCAGCCTAACCAGTCTCTTGTGCTTAATACCAAGCTCAACAAGCAGGCGCTGTACTATGAGTTCGTGGATGAGTTCCCAGACTTCGGGCCGAAGGCTAAGATGACCATAAGCAGGACAAAGTTCTACAGGTGGCTCACGCACTTTGGAGAGTTCAAGTACGGCATGAAGCCACTGCATGGCAGAGACTCAAACGGAAGATGGATAGAGTTCGTCAAGAAAGAGATAGCTGAATCAACAATAGAAATGGATTTTTAACATGAAGATACTTGAATTATTTGCAGGCAGCAGGTCGATAGGCAAGGCTGCTGAGGAGCTGGGACACGAGGTGTTCTCGACAGATATACATCCATTCGAGGGTATTGACCTCGTGTTGGATGTGTTGGAAATAGAACCCAACGACATACCTTTTGTTCCTGATGTCATATGGGCGTCACCACCATGCACGGGCTTCAGTGTGGCTGCCATAGGTCATCACTGGACTGGAGGTAAGGGAGCATACATTCCCAAAACAGACACGGCAAGGCTCGGTATAAAGCTTGTCGAGAAGACGTTTGAAATCATAAACTTCTACTGCGACATGAATAATTGTATGGAATGGTTCGTTGAGAACCCAAGAGGCGTACTTCGTAAGATGCCGATTATGGAAAGATATCAGAGGCATACGGTCACGTACTGCCAGTATGGTGACGAGCGAATGAAACCTACCGACATTTGGACGAATAGCGTTGAGTGGACTCCAAAACCTATGTGTAAGAACGGAGCACCATGTCATGTTGCCGCACCGAGAGGAAGTCGTACAGGAACACAGGGGCTGAAAGGGAACTACGAGCGAAGTAAGATACCTCACGAGCTTTGCTTGGATGTGGTCAAGGCATCTGAAATCGGACACTTATTACCATTTTAACATGATACAATTCAGAGACTACCAAGAACAGATAATAGATAGAGGGCTGCATACGTTGCAGTCCCACGGTTTCCTGTACCTCTCAATGGAAGTCCGCACGGGCAAGACACTGACGGCACTCGGAATCTGCGACAGGATGCCTGATGTCAACAGGGTTCTGTTCCTCACCAAGAAGAAGGCAATCAGCAGCATCACTGATGATAGTGATAAGCTCTGCCCAAGCTACGAGCTGTGGGTCAAGAACTACGAGTCGATGCACAAGCTTCCACCGTTGAAGTGGGATGTTATCATTCTGGACGAGGCACATGGCATGGGCGCATTCCCCAAGCCGAGCAAACGTGCCAAGGACGTGAGGCAGATGATAGCCGTCAACAGACCGAAGGTCATTCTGTTGTCAGGCACGCCAACGCCTGAGTCATACGCTCAGATGTACCATCAGGTGTATGGCATACCGAACAACCCGTTCAGTCGGTACAAGAACTTCTACCGATTCGCTGACGACCACGTTAACAAGAAGCAGCGCAAGATAAATGGGCTGATGATCAACGACTACTCGCATGGCAAGGAGACCATACTCAGTCTGATGAAGCCATACACCATCTCATACACACAGAAAGAAGCGGGATTTGAGTCTGAGATAACCGAGAGGGTTCTGAGGGTGCGTATGGATGAAGACACGTACTACCTTGCCAACAAGCTCCAGAAGGACTTGGTTATCGAGGGAGCCACCGAGACCATACTTGCTGACACACCAGTAAAGCTCATGATGAAGCTGCATCAGATATACTCAGGGACTATAAAGTTCGAGAGCGGCAACAGCATGGTTCTCGACCCTACAAAGGCAGAGTTCATCAAGCATCACTTCGATGGTCAGAAGATAGGCATCTTCTATAAGTTCAAGGCAGAGCTGAAGGCACTCAAGAATGTCTTCGGAAATGAATTATGCGAAGACCTTGACACGTTCAACAACACAGACTGTCAGGCTATAGCCTTACAGATCGTATCTGGGCGTGAGGGTATAAGCTTACGAAACGCTGACTCACTTGTCTACTACAACATTGACTTCAGCGCCACAAGCTACTGGCAGTCAAGGGATAGGATGACCACCAAGGAACGGCTGAAGAACGATGTCTACTGGGTATTTTCGGACAAGGGTATCGAGAGCAAGATATACAAGGCTGTAACAGCTAAGAAAGATTACACACTTAAACACTTTAAACAAGACTTCAAATGAGAATAGAAGAATTAGTTTACAACAGGGGATACAGGGTTGACAAGGATGGTATTCTAACTAACCCAAAAGGAGAGAGTATAGGTAGGGTCGAGCCATCTGGAAATCTACCGTACCACTTAAGCTCTGTAAAGATAGAGGGCAGGTCAAAGAAGTTCAGGACGCACAGGCTACAGGCGTTCCAAAAGTTTGGAGACAAGATGTACGAAGAGGGAATATGCGTGAGGCATCTGAACGGAAACTCTTTGGACAACAGCGCAGATAACATTGAGATAGGAACTCATTCAGACAACATGATGGATAAGAGTCCTGAAGTAAGAATGAAGGCGGCTATGCACGCAACATCATTTGTCAGGAAGTACGACAAGCAGGAGGTTAGAGACTTTTACTCTGAGCATAGGTCTTACAAAAAGACAATGGAGAAGTTCGGTATATCAAGTAAGGGTACTTTGAATTACATATTGAAATCGTGATTCCGTATCTTTGAATAATGACTGAGCAGGCTATACAGAACAAAAGGATAAAGCAACTTGAAGAAGAAGGGTATTACGTTATCAAACTGGTTCAAACGAATAAGAACGGCATTCCTGACCTCATTGCTATACCTCCAGACTCTGGTGTTCTGTTTTCGGAAGTTAAAAGACCTAATGGTCGTCTATCTAAGCTACAGGAATATAGACTTAAAGAACTCGATAAACATGGATGCAGAACAGAGGTATATAGAGGAGGCTAACTTCGAGTTCGAAGACATGGCCTATGATAAGATCATTTCACTTGGCAACTTGGGATACCACCTTGCTATGACCATACACGAACACGCACACAAGATACCAGTGAACAACGGTATAATACAGAAGTTCGGTGTGATGGTCGAGGATGCTGGAGATATCCCGTTCCAAGTTAAGATCTTTCATCAGGATGATGATGTGCCTATCCTCGTTGACATGAACGAGATAGACATGGATGAATACTTAGACCTAATGAATCAAAACAAATCAATTACACATGAGATCAAAAAGAAGACCAAGTCCGTCAGCGAGTAGGCTGATGGGAATCGTATCGTCAGTCACTGGTGTAAACATAAATGAAGACTCAAGGAGGCGGCCTGTTGTTGATGCCAGATATATATTCTACAAGATATATAAGGACATGGAAGGATGGACTTTCTCAGATATAGGAGCGCTATTCGGTAAGGATCACGCAACCGTGATACATGGCATAAACACCATTGAGAATATAATCGACCAAGACAAGAATATAAGGTCAATGTATGACAGGTGCAGAAAACTATATTTTGGCGAGTCAAGCGAGGATGAAGCATTAAGCAAACACGAGCTGATTGAAAAAGTTTCTCAGTTAGATGGTCGTATTCTTGACTTAAATGCATATATTGCACAACTGGAGGATGAGATAAAGGAGGCGAAGATGGAAAAGGACGTAATGTCTGACCTATACGAAGTCATCCGTATTCACACTCCGAAGGCAAAGATTGAGGATGCAAAGAAAAAAGTAAGAGCAGTATTGAATGGACTTTGATGATATGTACGAAGAGATAGACCAGATAGCAGAGAACTCAGAGCTTGATGACAGGCAGAAGATAGATAGGCTCCTACACATGGATGCCATGATGTATGCCAACATGGGTACTGACTCAGAGCCTTCAGAGCGAGAACAAACCAAGAAGAGAAGCCGTCTTATATATAGGACAATCAAGACCATTGACATGGAGACTGGTGATCTTTTCCTTAGAGCAATGAGAAATGAGTCCAACTGAGCGCAAAAGATTCCTTTACATCAACTTCGTTATGGGTCAGATAAATTCCCATACAGACGAGATATACGAGGCTCTTGCTGACAACGACACCGACAGTGTTGTTGACGCCATAGCAAGCCTAATGTCAGTCTGCGAGGACTTACAAGAATCAATAGCTGATGAGCATACCGAGGATAAGGCTAAAGCCTGAAGAGTACGAGGTCATCATGGAGATGCGTGGCGAGACCGTCACCAACATAAACAACAACAGCGCACTTGACCAGCACCTGCACGACCGAGGCATAGACAAGGCTGACGTTGTAAGCGTAAAGCACTGGCAGTCAGCAAACGGTGAGTATAGGTTCTCTGTTGTAACCAAAGAAGACGGAGGCTCCATAGACCTTGAGGATGCGTTTGCACCTATACTTGAGGAGCTTAAATCTTACTCACCCAAGTTTGATAAGATTGACAGGAATCCCATTACCGACCCTCACTGCTTGGTGATAGACCCTGCTGATATACACGTTGGTAAGTTGTCGAGTATGAGAGAAACTGGACAGCACTACGATATACAGAAGGCAGTCAGCCAAGTAGATGAGGCGGTAGATGGGCTTATCAAGAAGGCTCAGGGCTTTGAGATAGATAAGATATTCTTTGTGATCGGCAACGATGTCCTTCACATTGACACAACGAAGAGAACCACAACGAGTGGTACTCCGCAGGACACATCAGGAATGTGGCACGAGGCGTTTCAGGCAGCCAAGTCCATGTATGTACGTGCCATTGAGCGCATGCTGCCACTTGCTGACGTCCATGTTATATTCAACCCCTCCAACCATGACTACATGAGTGGCTATATGCTCGCCCAGACAGTCGAGGCGTACTACAGGCTGCACGACAACGTGACCTTTGACGTGAGCATAGCCCATCGTAAGTACACCCAGTATGGCAACAGCATGATAGCTACCAGTCATGGGGACGGAGCAAAGCTTGACAGCCTACCGTTACTGATGGCTACAGAGAACCCTAATATGTGGAACGAGTGTGACTACAGGTACATATACCTCCACCACATACACCACAAGCAGCGCCATAAGTTTATGGATAACAAGGACTTCATTGGTGTGACCGCTGAGTATCTGAGGACGCCATCGCCATCAGACAGCTGGCATCACAGGAACGGATACGTGGGAGCTAAAAAGGCAATAGAAGCATTCATACATTCAAAAGAACATGGACAGGTCGCGCGTCTCACACATCATCTCTGACTGGCAGCACTACTTCGGAATCGAGGACTGGGACATCGTTACAGAGCAGATAGATCTTGACAGGGTTACTGTAGAGTACAACGGACACACATACTTCGTTGGGATACTCAGAGACTTTGACGAGAAGAGGGCCACGATATACCACGATGTCGAGCTGGACGAAGAAACTATAATTCACGAGCTGCTTCATATTGTGTTCCCAAAGCCTAATCCAGATGAGACCTATCAGGATTACGAGCTATGGATAACTGAGGCGGCAGAAAACCTAAGTAAAATAAGATGACCGAGACTGAAGAATGCTACTACAACGCCTACCAGCTATTGATAGGTGCTACAGACTACGACAAGCTCGCAGAGCAAGAGGTGTTCTACCTGCCTGAGAACCATGAAGACCCTGATGTTGTGTTAAGGTATTACGAGTCCATTGAGGACTACGAGAAGTGTAAGAAGATAATAGAGCGAAACTCTTGATCAGAGTAGAAACAACCGTAAATCCTAGGAACAGCTCGGTGATAATGGTGGTAACATATGCCCACCCGCTCTTTTACAACGGGTACCGCTAAACAATGTTTTTTAACGAATAAACAACCACAACATGAATAGAGAAAATGCTTTAAGAATATTGCTTGATAATATGAGTGCTGCAACTGATGAACACGTTGCTAAGATTCCTCACTTGCAATCTTGGATAATAGATGCGATGATTGAACACGCACAACAGGAAGTTAAAAAATATGGTTTAGCAAATGTTGGCAAACGTTTTTGGCTTACTGACAAGATGGAGGTGACGTTGCTTTGTGAAAGATGTGATGCTCCGACAACTAAGGTGATAATTGAACACCAAAAGGTAGTGTCTCAAAAAGAAGTTGATTGTGATTGTGGCGAGGACATTTACGATGATGATGGTTTCTAAATGTTTGCCAACGGTTTACTAAAGAATCGTTTCAATGATTTTTAATACAGGTTGTAACATTTACGGGGTTAATTAAATAGACATGAAGAAACTCAAGATATCAAATAATGAACACGCCACTGAGTGGTACACGCTGCACGTTTTAAGCACTCAATCAGTAATGAATAATAACACTTGTCAAGGAGAGTTTCATTACTTTCAGATCGGGATGAAAGAATGCTTGGCCTGCGGTAAAGGTTGCTGGCTACTTAAAAAAGACAAAAAACAAACAAGATGAGTGATATGCTAAAAGCAAGTGTTGAAAAGCTGAAAAACGACTATTTGAGGGGTGAGTATGAGTTGGACGAGTTTATTGAAAAACTAAACACCACCCAAGACAACGGACTGCGAAAGGCGGCTGAAAAGGTTGTATATGAATGGCATAATTCAGTAGGAGAAGAATGTATTGATGCGGCTATGGTTGAACTTGTTAAAGTGTTGAACTCGAAAAAGCATTAAACCAAAACAAAGATGAGTCAAAAAGAACAACAGGATGCATTCTTAAGTGGTTATTTTTTAGGTGCAGGGTCTGGAATACTATTGGGTATAGTAATAGGTTTTTATTTTATGTAAATTAATACAAAAATGAGTAAATGTAAAATATGCGGCAAGGAAGGCTTTCACAAGCTGAGCTGCCCAACGCAGAAGGTGACTCTTTGGTACGATAGTGACTCGTTTATTAAAACCGAAATGGAGATTGATAACGAGATGCGAAAGAGATTTATCGACAAGGCAATTGAACTTCAAAAGCGATATGACAATGATTATCGCAGAATGCAGGAGCTTATATCTAAAGAAGCTAATGTGGTTACTGAGAAAGACCTGAAAAGAATGAGACGCTGCAAGAATCACGTATGGCGTAAGCATTACCTGAACGGTGGCAAGGTGTGTCAGGTGTGTGGAAAGAAGAAAGAAACTCCAACAAGAAACAAAGACGTAGAACCATGACAAGAAAAGAGGTAGAGAAAATGGCTTTAGAGCATTATCCTGACATTGATTGGGAAAACACTCAATTAAGGAAGGCATATATGCAATGCTGGGATGACATGCAGCAGGACAAGCAGACCTGCGGATTCTGTGTTGAACCGTACGAAAAAGCCAAGCAAAAAGAAGCACTGATTGAACTCACGCAAATGGGTGATTATGAAACAGATGAACACGACAATAACAATCAAGAATGAACACGGTGAGTTCAGCGTGTCAGCACCGATAGAAGCTAACCCAGTGCATCTGTTGAACTTGTTTAAATTAGCAGCGCAAGTGGCAGGATGGAATTCTAATACCATCGAACACGCTATTGTCGAGATGTCAGAAAATAAGGAATTTGACATAAAACAAGATTGAATGACAAGCAATATAACCAAGAAGGTAATTGACGACCTGATAGAGTCTGATAAGAAAGGTCTAGAAGAGTACGGTGTGACAGTTGACAGGGAAGACTACACCCTTAGAGACTGGCTACAGGAGGCTTACGAGGAGACCTGTGATACAGCCAAGTACCTGAAGGCTGCTATTGAGAAGCTCGACAAGAAATGCGTCAAGTGCGGTGCCAATCCGAACAACGAGATATCAGACTGGTGCGAACAATGTGTTAGAGATATAATACTCTAACGCCTCTTTGAACCTTTAAGTCTGGACTTCTCCCTCTTTCCCCTGTTCTTACTGACGCTTATGCACACGCAGTTTGATGGTGAGCTGTTACGAGGATTCCCGTCCTTGTGATGAATCTCCTTACCAGCAGGACATTTCTTCTTCCGATTGACCTTGTTCCTTGCAGCCCTGTCCAACTTTGACTTCCTTGAGCTGTGGAACTTCTTGTATTCCTCCTTGTAGTTGCGCATAAAACAAAGATAATGATAACCCCCGACATCAAGTCAGATGGATACCATATCAAGATATCAGACCTGCTCAGGTTCAAGACCTGAATACTCAGCCTTGGCATCAAACGATGGGCAGGCCTTGGAGCTTACGTCTCTGTGACCGATTATCTCAGCATCAGGGTATCTTCCTAACAGGTCAATAAGCAGGCAGCGTAGCGTCTCCTTCTGCTTCTCTGTTCTGGTGTCTTTTGGGCTTCCATCACTATCATCAACTCCTCCTATGTAGCAGACCCCGACAGATGCCTTGTTATGACCCTTAGCGTGAGCGCCTGACCGCGACTCAGGGCGACCCTTTGCAATACTTCCGTCAAGCTCAATCACCCAGTGGTAACCAATGTCGCTCCATCCGTTGTCCTCAACATGCCAACGCTTGATGTCTTCCATCTTCACGTCACGCCCCTCTGGGGTTGCTGAGCAGTGTACTATTATCTTTTCTATCTGTCTTGCCATTGTGTTCGCATTGATTGGTTTTTAGGCATTTCTTTCCGCATTCTACAGGTCTGGTCTCGCACCATTTCTTCATCTACGTTCCTTATACTTCCTTTCCTGATATTTTCTCACAGGCCTCTCTTTATATCGTGACTTCTCTTTCTTTTCCTTCTTCTCTTTCTCACCTTTAGGCCTTGCTGACTTTGGTAGACCAAGTGTGTCGTATATCACCTCGTCTTCAAAGCCCTCTGTTGTTCCTTCATAAACACTAAAGAATGGGTCTGTATTTGTTGATGCAAAAAAGCTGACAAGTTTGATTACAATACTTGTGTAATCTTCATCTTTTATTGATTTAGCAACGTCATATACAAGTCTGTCTAATGGCCCTTGTATCCCTCTAGTAGCAGGTTTACCCTCAATAACAGCTTCAGCAGCTCCAACCGCAGAACCGACCAATGGTATCATTTTCAATTGATTAACAAATATCATTGCCTTTAACATGTCGTAATATACCTCTTCTCTATCCTCGTCATCTCCTTTTATTAGCTTCATCATGTTTCCAGCAAGAACAAACATTACGTTTGCCACTCCAGCGTTCAAGTATAATGCTCTTACATCAGACTTATTAGGCATTTTCTTGCTTCTTAAATCTCTCGATATCTTTATTGATGACTGGTATACCTTATTCATCTGTAATAGAGCAACACTTGAGAACATGGTCAACATCCTTAACATTGGCTGCTTTCTTGCCATTACTTGAATTGGTGAAGATTCTGTTCCTCTTTTTGATTGCTGTGTTTCGTTATAGTCATTGAATATCTTTACGGCTTGTTCGTGACTCATTCCGTTTGCTATATTCCTGTTGTACACGGCCATATATCCCATTACTCCGAGTATATCTCCCAATGTGGTTGCTCCTGCCGTGGCTACACTAAACCATCTTCTCAATTCACTTACTTGTTCCTCATCAATTTTTGATCCTGCCTCCAGCGAAAATACATCACCTTTCAACGCATCAATAACCCTCTGATTAAATGTTGCTGATATGTCTCTTCCCTTTTTAATGCTTGAAAATATTGTGAGTGCCACCTTTGTCACGTCATACGCAAACCCTATAAGGTCAGGGCCGAGAACCCCAAGACTTTTTTTCTTTCCATCTTTAGATAATGAGTATTGCTCATACGCATTGATAAATGATGAAGCCTGCTTTGGAATCTGTATAAGCTTGAATCCAAGAACCATCCCGTAGAACCTGCTCATTAACTTATCAAAGAATGGTATTCTGTCTGTGACTGGATTTACCATACCATCTATTGTCATATAGTACATCTTCTTTATTCCAGTCTGCTCAAGAAGTGCGTTAACGTGCGGAAACGCAAGTATCTTATTTATTGTGTTGACCGTTTCAGCATACGCCTTGTACTTTTCCATTTGCTGAAAGTGCCTTTTTATTTCTCCTTGAAATGTGTAATTTAAATCAATGCCACTTTTAGTATCTACACGTTGGCTTATTGCTGATGGAGACATTTGACCAAATGCTTTAGCAAAACTATCTGGGCTATATTCCTCAGCTTTTTCTTTCACAAGAGATCTCGTGGGAAAGTAGTTCTCAACGAAATCTAAGTTGATATCGTTAACCCTTACGTGAACGTCATTAACAGATTCGTAGTATTGACCACTTAGATAGTCAACTACATTATCTGCAAATGCAACAAGTTCAGGGCCTAAAAACTGCTCTATCTCAGTCATTACTTCACCCGTAAATCCCTGCCCTCTTAGCTTCTCTCTCTGCACATCATTCTTGCTTAGAGCATACACCCTGAGAAGCTGACCCTTATTAAGTGTTATGCCGTTTATCTGCTTTAGTTTTGATATCTCCTCAATAAACTTAACTTGCTCTTTTACAAGTGTCGCAGCGTCAATGGTCTCGTTTATAGCCTTTATCTGATCCTTTATATCAGACTTGCTCATCCCAAGATACTTCATTTTATCTGCGACTACCTCAGCGATAAGCTTCTTCGCTTTAGCAAGTGTCTTGGCGTCTGTAGGGTTTTCGTCAACCATAGCTTTTATGGATTCAATCTCAGCATCTTCGCTTTGCTCAATCCCAGCCACGAACATGCCTTTTCCTTTTAGCAGCTTCATAACCTGCTTGAAACCACCATCAATACCCTTTACCGCATTCGCAAGGTCGTCAAGCTTCTGAATCTGCTGCTGGTATCCCTTTAGGCTGTTCTCATCTGCGTCTTTAAGTGGATTCACGATGTTGTCAGTAAAGAATGTACCTCCCTTGTCGAGAACTGTTGACAGAGAAGTCATATTTAAAACAACGTCTTTGACAAATTTTAATAGACCCTCATCCGAGTCATAGAATTTACTTATTATTTTTTTTAGTCCAGCGATAGTTCCATTCTTTTCAAACTCTTCCCTTATTGATTCTGCCGTTTTACCAAGTTGATTCTTTGTCTTAAGTATGCCGTTTATGGTAAACAGCTCTCTGAACCCTTTCTTAATCTGAGCATTAGACTCCTTTGACAGCTTAGCATATCTCTCTGACCTCTCAAGCCTTGCGTTCTTAAGGCGTACCGCTGATTCATTCTTCACGTCATTTACAGCCTCCTCAAGGGTCATAACGTCCTCAAGATCCATACTCATGATATCTCCGAACGTGTCAAACGCATATACCCTATCAAGCAGCGCCTGCTCTTGTTGGGTTAGCTTCTCTCCGTTTATCTCCTTCTGTACTATCTCATCAATACCATCAAGGTCTGACAGCTCCTGAGCAAGCTTCATCATGCTCTCGATGTCATTGTTGTATGCGTACTTTAATATCTTAGCTGCCTCCTCGAAGAACATTTGACCCTGCGCCTCAACGCTACCAGCTTTTGCTACGAGCTTTCCAGTTCTCTTCTTGGTTGCATACTTCTTTGCCTTGTCAAGCATCCTCTTGACGGTAGCCTTCTTGATTTTCTCTCTTTGGGCCTCAACTATGTCAAGAACCTTTTGAACCATTTCTACCTGATTATCAAAGTTTACCTTGTCGATAATAGCATTAGTCTTCTTCATCTGAGCCTCACTATACGTGTCTGATACTGGAAGTGACTGACCTATGAACCTTCTCATCTGACCCTTGAGTGTTGCAAGGTCTTTTGCGTTCTTCTTCAGTTCGGCTATCTTCATCTGCAACGCACGCTTTTGGGCGTCAGACACGGCTTCTTTTGACTTGATATTATCTACAAGTTCAGATATTCTTTCAAGCTGAGCCAAGACATTGTCTTGGTTGACATCGCCTACAGCCTTTATGATACGTCTTATATCCTGAGACATAGGCATCTCTTTGAGAGCGGCTTTCAACTCTTTCTGAGCTTCCTTAATGCTCTTGACACCCTCTCTCATTGCCTTAGCCTTGTTCTTGATGTTGTTAATCACATCCTGAACCTTCTTGTTAGACTTAGTTCCAATGGTCTTGTCAAACCCAACCAATATCGCTCCCTGCACAGCTGCGCTTTGCTTTTGGAATACTGGATGTGCTTTTAGAAGCTCAATAGCCTTAGCCCTTACCTCTGACATTGTAGGCGCTGACGCAACCTCATACTTCGCTGGTTCTGGGAACTTCTTCAGTATGGCGTCATCAGACATATCAAACAGCGATGGATTGAGCTGTCTAAGCTCATTTGCCTTAGCCCTTTTTTCATCGGCTGTAAGTTTCTTTGCAGGAATCTTCTTTCGCTTCCCTTTTGCAAACGTACTCAGCTTTTTCCTCACGTCCTTGAACATCTGAGTAGCCTCTCCTACACCACCTTTTACCCTATTGAACTCTGATGGCAGCTGCGTTTCGATGTCAATGTTGACAACCATTGCCTTGTTGATGTCGGCTACCTTGAATCCACGTTTTTTCAGAAGCTCTTTGATGGATGCGTCAGAAAAGTTCTCGGCACGTCCAAACTCAATTATCTTATTCATCGAGTTCTCAGGAACCGTCATCAGCTGTAGCTGCTCACCGAATGACTTGACCTCAGCACCAGCAAACACCTCATTCTCAGACATCATGTCAACCACAACGCCCTGCACAAACTCATCAAGGGTTATGTTTTGTAACTGATCAGGTGTAAGCTCAGATATACCAGTTAGCTTACCTATGAACTCAAATAGTTCGTTCAGCCAGTTCTTGAAGTTCTTCTTCTGTGCCGCAGATGCGAATGACTCCCCCTTATCACCGATGGCTGTAGCCAGTGCCTCCTCTTTGATGTACGCCTCGATGTCAGCCTCAGACACGCCATCCTTACGCATCTTATCAATAATCTTTCCGTACTCCTTACTGTTGATGACCTGCTGGTAGTATGGGCTATCTTTGGTCATAAGCTCCATACCCTTCTTGTAGGTATCCTTTCCAAGTTCCCTTGCTACATTAAGCCATACGTGACCAAACTCATGTATAGGCGTGTTATAGTTTGGAAGGCTCGGATTAAGGTATAGTTTACCTTCATACACAGCACCGTACACCTTTTGATTGGCCGTTACAAGCTTCTTTGCCTGAGCGTTTGCTATGATAGCATCGAACTCATTTTGAGACAGTACCACATCAACGGTTGGGAATGCCTTTGACAGTCTTCCCAAGAATCTTTCGTGTTGGCCTTTTAGATACTCAACCACCTCATAAGCTGTGGTTGATGTACCCATTGCAGAACTCATAGCAGCACTTCTCATTTCTCCAGCGCTGTATTGGGTTGTTTCGGCAAAAGGGGTCTCAGCTTTTGTAAGAATTTCTTTTATGCCAGCCTTATTATTTATCTTTAGCGCACTCTTTAGAAGAGAAATTGTTTGAGATTTTACCTCACCGTTTTTGAGTTTTTTTACGTTTCCTTTTAATAACTCCTTAATAATCTCTTTCTTAGAATCTACTGACGCGCTATCTTTTTTTGCTTCCTTGATTTGATTGTAAATACTCTCTTCGACTTTTGTAGCGCCCTCTTTTACTTTGCCAGTCTTTTTCTTGTCAATCCCAGATACCCTTTCGTTGATTTTCTGTCTGTATTCTGGAATGACATTGAAGAATGACGCTGTTTCCTCCATTATGCCAACTGCCTTTCCTCTGATATAAACTGAATAGTTTCTGTGTGAAGGAATTCCCTCTTGTTGCTGTTGTTCTACAGACATCCTTGCCGAGTCTATGATGGCATTGTATTTAGCCTCATACTCTTTGTCCGTTATCTTTCCATCAGCAAGCTCCTTGTCGATTGCGAGCTTTCTTTCTCTAACGGGTACGCCATTCTCATCCTGAACCTCAACCACCATTGTGAGAGCGCCATCTGGTAGTTCTTTTGCAAACTGCTCGGCATTTTCCTCTCTCAGCTTTTCAATCGTTACGCCTAACTCTTTAAGCTTAACATGCAAATCAATCCTGCTACCCTTAGCCCCTGTTGGTATTATCAGCCTTGTTACGGCAGCTCTAACATCAACGCCTTCTTTTTTCATGGTACCATCCTTTTGAATGGACTCTGTATTTGCAAGGCTTTCAAACGCCTCCATTAGTGTTTTGGCGTTTTTAAAATGCTTGTGTGCCCTTTTTATTTTTTTCTCATCAGAACCTAAAACCCTTTTTTTGATTAACTGGAATATCTCATCTTTTCTGTTTTCAGGTATGGCATTGTCCAAAGCTTCGGCCATGGCGATGTTTGAGTCAACACCACCGTCTCCCATATTGTAGACAACCGACAGGTCGCCATTCATTGCGCCAATTATGATTTTATTGGCTGCGGTCTTGTCTATTGATGCCCATGCGGCTCTACCGAATATCTTCTCCATCAATGGGAAGAAGTTTCCGCCCATCTTTACGTATGGGTTTGTTTCTTGGTCGTATGGCTTGGACGGATCCATTAGCTCTATCTTCAGCTTATCCGCCATTAGAAGGTTGAGCTTTTTACCAACTATATCCTTCAGTCTGAACCTCTTTATGCCAGTTCTTTTTACGGGTTCTGCCCCTTCATCGAGGTTTACTGGTATTGGTTCAGCAGCCTCTACGCTTTCAACCGTTTCAATATTCTCAGGCTGTACCTCATTCATCAGGTCTTCAGCCTCTTTCTCAAGCGTCTCCTTGCGTTGCTTGTCGGTCATGTCGGTCTCAAGCTGGAACTTCACGTCATCGTCAAGTCCGAGCGCATCGGCAAGGTCGTCAGCCTCCTGCTTTACTTGCGCCCTTTCTTCTGGAGTTTGGTCTTCGGTGTCAATCTCTTCGGTAACTTCCCGAACGTCTCCTTCTCCCACCGCTTCGCTGTCTCTGGCAGGTTCTTGTACATCCACCGTCTCTGTGCTTGGCTCTTGAATGGCATCTCTTTTATCTTGAAGTGTATAATCTACAGCGTTGAATATAGATTCTAAAGCACTGTTATCTATTTCAAAATTGTATTCTGATTTAAGGAATTTACGTATAGCATCTATAAAGCTTTTAAATATATTTGATTTAATGCCAGATGACCCATCGCTTATGTATGATAATTCTTGCCTAAAATTTCTATTGCCAAATGCTTCAGATACGAATTCGTCTAAATTGCTAAATGCATAATCATACCTTGAAACTAAGTCGTTGTCTTGTTTTACAAGGTCGAATATCCTCTGTATTTCATCTACAAAAACCTGATCCTTTTCATTCCTAGCAGTTTCATTTATCTTTGTAAATACAAGTGAATGTAATCCTTCATGCAGGATTGTTTCAGTGTTTAATAATTCTTTTTCAAAAACAAGTACATCTCCGTTTTCTGAAATTGTAGCTCCATAACCACCTAGATCACCCGTGAGTTCATTTGAAATATTGTAGTTGAACCCATCTTGGTAATATACATTTTTGCCTTTTAAAAAAGGTAAAAGTGCGCTAATGAGTTTTTTGTCTAACTCAGTAACTTCAGAGTCTTGATTTACAACCTCTTCAAATGAAATTTTCCTTGTTTTTGCATCCTTTAAAAATCTTTCCCCCTCTCTGTATGCCTCTTCACTAAATACAAGATTATCAATATCCACAACAGGCGCAACCTCCTCAGCAGGAGCAAACTTCTCCATCTCAGCGTTGTACTCATCCTCAGTGAGTGTAACGGTACCGTTGCCATCATTACGGTTCACAGTGGCAAACGCCTCGGCTGTAGGTGACGTTACCTGTGTAGGCGCTTCGTATGTTGGGGCAACCTCTTCTGTAACAACTTCTTCGGTAGGCCCTTTAGCCATCACCTCCTCGATCTGAGAATTTATCTCTTGTAACTTTTTCTTACCAGCCTCGGTTGTGTTTCCCTGAAGTTTTTTCTTTTCCTTCTCAAGAGAAACCAACTCACTTACCCTTCCATCGTCTGTGATACCAGCTTCAACAAGGTCTCTCTTGATGATGGCATCTTCTCTTACATCTTTCTTCTTTTGTTCTGCGGCTTTCTTTAAGGCGTCATTTCCCTTGATATCGATTTTAGCAGCAGCAATCTGCTCGTCAGTAGCGTTGTCAAGGAATGACTGGAAGTCTTCAAATGACAACTTTTTACCATCAACATCTATGGATTCCCTTTCGGATATCGCAAGCATCCCTCCTCTTCCAACACCAAACATCAACATGCTGCCAAGTAATGTTGATACGGCTGTTTCAGCAGCCTCTCCCGATTCTACAAAATCACCAACGGCCTCAAATAGTGTTGTCCCAGAACCCTTCGTCCCAATTACAATCCCCTTCTCTTGCAATTTTCTATTGTACTCTTCCAGCACTCCTTGAGGTACTTCCGTTCCAACCTCTGTTAAGCTTGATTTTGTGATATCCCAAAGTTCCTTTCCTACCCTTACTCTATTACTTTTGATTTCATTTTCTACTGCCTTTTTTATTATCTTGTTCTTAGCGAATCCGACAGCCTGTCCTATACCAACTTTTTCTAATGCTCCAGCCATTACGCCCAAAGTCATTGATGTCAACTCGTCTTCTGAATCTTCATAGATAATCTCCTCTGGAGTCTTGCCGTCTCTCTTTGCCTTTGCCTCTACCGCATCAATATACATGGGAGTCCCCATTTCATATATAGCAGAACCTCCCTCTGTAAAAACACTCCTCATTATGGATCCAATGAATTGAATAGAGTTTGATACGGCTCCAGACAATACTTTTGACCCCTCTAAATCTTTTATAGATTCCCACGTTGGTACAACGTCTTTTAACTCTTTCTCATACTCTTTTATTCTTTGGTAGTTTCTTGTCTGAGAAGCTGCCTCCACTTCTCTTAATTTTTTTCTAAACGTATCAGAGTCTGCTCTACCTCCCGTTAGCGCTGGAGCGAGAATAGATATAAAATCGGATTGCTTTTCAGCCAATTGAGCGTTATATAGTGCATTTTGCAACGGAAGCATTTTCGTCTTCACGTACTCATTATGAAGAGCATTACCTATGCCTTCCCAGAATCCAAGTTGGTCTATCTTTTCTTTAGCGTAAAGCTCTCTATCTATGGATAGTTCTTTTGACAGTTCTTCAACTTGACGCTCAGACTCTTCAATGGCTAAATTCTGAAGCCTTTCGGATTCCTTGACAAATTGAGGGTCTTTGTTTATCTCATCAGCAATCCTCGCGTCCATTATTGAACTGAACTTTGAAAGCTCAACATTAGCCTCGCCTTCAGTCATCCCTCCTGAATTTACAAGATCAGTAAGCTCATTGAACTTGTCTTGATACTGTGATTGATATTTTGAACTCACCCTTGAAACAGCCTCTTTTACCTCTTGACTTTCGTTTAGTGCTTTTTGAAAGTCTATTGATATGTTTGTGTTTATCCTTTTGACTTCAGACAGCTCTTTCTTCAGCATCTTGTCATCGAATATCTGATCTGGCGTCTTGATATCCTTCATGGTCATCTCACCACTCAGAATCTTTTTCCCATAATCCTCAAAGTCAGGGACTTTTGCTTTATATACTTCTTCTGTTGGGAATATGCCTACAGGTTCTTCAGATACTTCTTCTATCGCCTCTTCTTCTACTGGGAATATACCAACTGGCTCCTCCTCCTCCTCAACAGGTTCCTCAACCACATCGGCAGATACACCATCTTGTAAAGGGGATTCGGTAGGACTTTTTTTTTCAGCCGTCTCCATCATCTCAGGGGTGAGTTGTTCTTGTTGTATTTTGAAGTTTGAAATATCTCCAACGTCATACCCTTCGTTTTCAAAAAAGCCGTGGAGTTCAGTTCTTTTTTTATCATCTTTCAAAGCTGAAATAAAGTTTTGCTCATCTCCAAGGTCGTACCCTTCGTTTACAAAAAACGAGTATAATTCTAATGCTTTAGACTTGTCCATTATTAGCTAATTGGGGTTGGTTTTTTACCTTTTACTCCATCAGGCTTTCCGCTTCCACCCACCTTCTTGCCTGTTGTCAGTGCGGTGTATATGTCCTCCATGTACTTCTTGAACGCCCCACGTCTATTGTCATGCTCATCTCCATGAGCCGATAACGTCATGTTGAAATCCAAAGACCCGTACTCTGGAATAGATATCGTCAAAACATCCCCATTCCTTGTGATGTTGTAATCTTCAAAGCCCATCCTTTTGAACATGTCATCCGCTGCTGTACTCATGTCTGAATACGCACGACCCATGTTTAAGTATGAATAACTATCAAGCTCCGACTCAACAGTATCCATTGCATCAGATAATGTTGCATCGGTCTCAACCACAGGGAGCCGCTCTTCAAGAACCTTTACCTCATATGCGCCACCTTCATTTCCCCTGACGAGTGACGATGGGTCTGATATCTCAGCCATTGCCTCTTCACGAAGAGTTCGTAAGTTGTCATTTCCTGTTATTAAAACCCCTCCAGAATCGACAAAGTCTTGGAAGTTGTCAGGTATCTGTACACCCGCTGGCCTGCTTTTTATTGCGCCGTACTTGTCTCTGTACACTACATTTATAACTCTGTTGTCTCCAGTCCCAACAACCTCTGCTCTAATAAACTCACTTCCTGTGCGTTCTGTTTCGGGTATTAGATCTATCAACTGGTTGCTATATCTTGCAAGAACCTGACTCACATCTTCAGGTGTTTTTGCCTCAAAAATCTTCCTCAGATATGCTATGTCTAATTTAGCAGCCTTTATATTTTTATCTCTATATTCAGCCGCCTTTCTCTCAGTTGCGGTTGTCCTTGTCGCAGGCTTCTTCAGTGGATTCAGCTGAGTCAACACAGCTGCTGTTGCGAAGTCTCTTGCGGCTTGTTTCTGGTTGTCAGTAAGCTTAGCTTCATACTGACCGCTAATTGGACTTATTGTGTAAACCACAACATCATCGTTGCCGAAATCAGCAGGGTTCATCGACCTCTTGTAATCTTGACTCATCTTCATCTGAAGAATACTTGCAAGCTGATTGTCGCTGTACCCGTCAACATTCTTTTTAATGTAATCCATAGGGGTACTTATCTCGTTTCCTCTTTGCATTACTTCCTTCTCCAGAAGTTGCTCTGTTGTCATTCCAGAGCCGCGTTCGTTTTCCAGAACCTGACCAATGTCTTTTACAAGAGATTCAGCCTGACCGTCAATGTCAAAAACATCAAATCGCTGCATGCTAAGCTTGTTCATGTCATACATAGACATCCGCTCAACCTTTCCTGTCGTGGGGTCTGTTATGTCAGCGAATATATTCCCCTCCTCGTCAATGTTGTACTGTGCGTTAGTGCTGTCAAACCTACCTTTCAGTATCCGAGTCAGCATGTCGTGCTGTATAGGAAGCGCTGTTCCGTTCTGCATTGCCTCATTTGTAGCATTGACCATGTCTAAAGAAGTCACGGCTGTTTGCTTCATCATTTTAAATTGGTCTCGGATATTATTGACCCTCCTATTGTAGTCTTTAGTGGTCATCTTTCCAGCCTCGTAGTCTCTCTTTAACTTGGCTTTTAAATCAGCAGCGTCAGACGATAAATCAAGTATTGTTGACTGAACAGTCTTATAATCTTCTTGATAAGAAAGTGGCAAGTCAGCAGCCCTGCTTACCTTGTCACCATACTGCTTCTGCAGAGCCTCATCCTCTTTTCTCTTCCTCTCCTCTTCTTTTGCAAACTCTTCTTCAATCTTAGACCTAGCAGCGGCAACCTCACCAGCAGCCTTCTCAGCCTTTTTCTCAAGGCCAGTGACTGTCGCCATAAGCCCCTCTGATAGACCTTTAGCAGCACCAGCATAATCAACTGGCGTTGTCTCCCTCTTTGCGTATTTATAATATGTCTTAGCCATTATTATGTTGGATCGTTTAGAGTTGTTACGGGAGTGATGATTTTACTTAAAAAGTTTGGGTCAGAAAGCTGCTCTACTGTGTAGGTTTTTTTGATTTGCTTTTGAAGATCCACAAGGTTCATCACATCAATAGCAGTCTCGTCAAGAACTTTTTGCTGTCCAGTTGATGTTACTTGAGATTTTAAGAAGCTTTTTAAGTCGGCTTCAGGTACACTTGCAAGATTCTTATCGACCGCTGCAGACATCTCCATCTTAGGTGCAAGAGCCGCTCCAGCAACGTTTGCAACTCCCTGTACTGCCTGCATTCCAGACTGTATCGCCTGTGACTCATACTGAGCAGCCATCGCCTCAGCGTCTGCTGCTGCCTGCTGCGCTCCCTCAGCCTCTGCAAGGCTTAAACCAGCGAGCTTGTCAGATGCAGCCTGCCTTTCTTTGGCTTTAGCCATTTCAAGTGCTTGAAGCTCAGAAGCCTTGTCAAGACGTGCCTGACGCTGCTGCGCTATATCAAGCATCTGCGCCCGACCAACTGCCGCTGCAAGGCCACGTCCTTCAGCTTGTTGTGCTGCTTGTACTGCCTGAGCAGCCGCTATCTGTGAAGCCTCTTGCTCAGCTTTGTATCCTTGAAGGTCGAGAGAAAGCTCTTGTAATGGCATACGCTCAATCTCTTTTCTCGCCTCTTCTAATTTTTTCTTAGCAACTTTCTCAGCCTCTCTTGCGGCTTTCTTTGATTTGCTTGCCTCAGCACCACTTGCTGCTGCTGTTCCGATTGCTACTGCAGCTCCAATCGCTGCTGCTGCTATTGCTCCTGACATAATAGTTTCTTGTTTAATATAACATGCTCTGGTAAGTCTCTGAAGTCTGATGTATAAACATCCTTTTCAGCTTCTTCTACAGTTTCTTTATCTGTTCTATACACGCACACCCAAACACAGTCTTCATGCATGTAGGCTACTCTTTGAGTCCCTATTTCAGTCATGACCTTCATAGGCGCCTTTATTCTTTCAACCTCGCCTTTGTCGTTTAGTACCGACATCTCGCCACTTAAAAAGAAAGATGGATGGTTCTGCTTGTGAATAAAGCTAACAACAACAGCCCCCTTTGGCATAAATATCTCTCTTGTATATAAACCATCTGAAAAGTCATGCTTCAACGGCATTAACTCCTCCATTTCTTCTGTGCCATGTTGTACGGCTGTTTCAAGAGTGACAAGCTGGTTCTTAAATTCAGCTATTTTTTCCCAAAGGATTCCCCTGTTTTGATGTACATATTTTAGAACGTCCTCTTCTTTATGGACTATTTCGGCCACTTCAGTCATGACCCCAAAGATACTGATTTCTAAGGATAACTCTTCATCAGGTCAACCTTTACTGCCATCATCTCTGTAGCAGTGGTAAGGTTGTTCTCAAGCGTCATCACGCAGTAGTGTCCTAAAAGACCCTGACTCTCGGCTACTTGGTTGCGGATGTAGAATACGAAGTCAGTTACGAGCGGCTGTGAGTTACCTGTTGCGTCTACAGTTATCTGTGTCGTTGTAGCCGTTGGGAATGTGATTGATATTATGTTGCCTACCAGATATGGTGTTACTGATGACGGGTTTGATGTCGCGTACACCGTGTCTCCAGACTGCATTGGCGTGGTGACTCTGAAACCAAAGTTTATTACGGTTGCGTTCAATGGGCCTGATACGGATGTAGGCACGCCAACACCTTTAGCAGATCGCATATTGAAGTTGTCGTTAGTGCTGATGCCTCTTATAAACGCAAACCAATCCCCTTCTTTCTTCTTGAACCAATCCGCCTCAATGTCCCTTGCACCCTGAATATCGCTGTATACGGTAGCTTTCCACGGATCCCGCGCCTCAAGGTCAATGGTCTTGAACACCTTTGTCGTAAGCGCATCAGTGTTCAGTACTGTTGTAATAGTGGATGGATAGTCTTGACCGTAGTAGTTGTTGCGTGTCTCATTCACGTTGTGCCTGTACAGATTGCCTCCCTTGAAGGTGTACAGATACTGATTCATGCCCTGTATCCACTCAGGATGGTACGAATGGAATGACGGCCATCCCTGAGATGACTCGCTATATGTAAGTGTATAGTTTGCTAATGGTACGCTCATTATTGACAGTTTGATACGGTTACTACAGACCCTCCTGACACCTCTATCAATGTGTATCCCCTCATAAGTTGATACCATCCATCTGGCAGTGATGTCGTGCCTAGTACATTTGAATAAACATTGTTACCCACGACTGGAGCATCGTTAGATCCATTGTGCCAATACTGCTGGTCTGGAAGGTTTGTTCCAAGTGCGTTCTGATACGCACACGCCTGAGTGTCAGTAGGTCTCACTTGAGAGCATATCATCTCCGTAAGCGATGGATACCCACCGCCACCACACGTACCTGCCGCTTGAACGACACCATTTGCATCGACACGTATCCAAGCCCCGTTCGTTGTGCCAGCGTATTGGTTGTTTACACCGTAGTATCCAGCTGCTATTGGCGTGTATCCAGTTGCATCGCCTCCAGCTGAGTCTTCAAAAATCCTGTCATACAATCTAGCAGCACCTGACACGCTATTGACCCTCATTATGAAATACTCATTAGGATACCCACCGCTCGAAGCCAAGGAACATGCTAACGCTAAACTCGCCTCTGGATCAGTTGTAGAGTAACTTGGAAACGCATACGGGCACTCAACGGTCACATCGCAACCACCGCCCCCGCTATCTATTGCCCTGTGCGGAGAAAATATCTGAGCATTTACTGTACTCGTAAGACTTCTCTTAGGTATAAGTAGGTAGCATTCGTCAGGGTTGTTATTTGCCGAGTTTACCATTGACTGCGTGATATAGGTAGTTATATCCTGCGTCTCTACAAACGTGCTTGACAGTGGCTGCCATGCCCATCCATCAAGTGTATATGGTGAGTTTGCCTCAAGGTCAGCAGCTGAAACAACTAGACTTGCCCCTGTCGTATGCCCTGTGTATAACTCAGGCAGGTATCCGAATCTATTTGAAGTCACACCCTGATAGAACTGACCGTCAAACAACGCTCTTATACCAAGTGGATATCCAAGATACTGTGGCGTTCCTGTGAACTTGAATTTTATGACTATGGCAACATCAGATGCCCCTCCTACATTCGAGCATATCTCGTGGTATCTATTCTTCGCTGGAGGTATAGGGTATATGTATGTTGCGCTACATCCAGCGCAGCAGGTATCGCAGTAGAATACGCTACCAAGGACTCCGCTCGTCAATGTCCTATGGATGCCATTGAATTGATACACGCCATCAGGTGCAACCGTGGTCAATGTCGCATCGGTGTATATCGTTGTGGCGTTGTTGAACGATGTTGCGTCTATATAATATGTTCCGAAGTTTGGCATGTTAGCAGTTTCCTGAGTCTATTACTACGTTGTCTGAGTCTATTTCAATCCACTTGGATGTTCCGTTGTCATCAAAGTGTATGAATCCAGATGAAAGCAGTCGCCTGTTGGGGTCGTTACTGCACCCGTCAGATCCATATATTGTCGTACCCACTACGGGTATCGTGTTGGTGACTCCGTTGTTGTTTATAGTAGAGGTGTGATATACATTAGTATTATCTGGAAGACCGCAAGCTGTTGCTGAGTCAACCGTAGATATTGCACTACCCTCAAATGGGATGCAGTTAGGTGCAGAAAAGCACTCGCAGCAGGCTTCGCTCACTGTGGCCGAAGTACACAGTACGATTTCATTCACCTCTCTGTAATCCCAGACAAGATACAGGAATTGCTGGTTGATACCTGATGGCATTAGGAACGTGCCAAAAACATTAGGCTCAGTACCTCCGTTTGAAAGCGGGGTAGCGTTTGACAATATTGTGGCTATATCTGCCGCATTGTTACCATATGTTGGATTACCCGTTCTCCAATACATCATCTTGTTTGCAGACAAATTGTAGCTGAAGTTGTCTTGAGGCTTCCACCTTCTCGACCTCATCGTAACAGTAGCTCCATCCATAGGTATCATTCCAGTTCCTTGATACCCGTTTATCTGAGGCCCGAATTTAGACACGATATTCGCAGACGAATAACTCTGATTCTGAAGCAGGAATGTCAAATGAAGGTCTTCCCAAATAGGGCTTTGATATCCTGTTGTCCCGTCAAAGAACTCAAATTCCTGAGTCCTTGTCTTTCCTGCGTCATTCGATGATGTTATAACGATTGGTATTATTCTGATAAAGTCAGCAATAGGACACGCAATAGGGTTTACCAATGTAACCGAATCGGTAGATGGTGCGTTAGGCGTTATTGTCACCGTAGCCTGAGTTACTGATGGAACGTCCTTGTCAAATACCACTGAGAAATCCCCCGTAATAGGGTCTGACGTGTCCGATGTTGTTGCCCCGTTATAGGTCACGTCAACAGTCGTGTCTTCCGTAGCGTTTCCGCTTACAGTAACATTCCCGTATGTGTTCCCGAACTCAATGATGAACGTCTGAGGCTCCAATAGCCCCGTGAACTGTATCTCACCTCCGCCACACTCAATAACAGGAACCTCAAATGGAAGCTTGTTTGTGTTTGGAGAAAGAACATATTCATCCATATACGGGTCGTACCCACCAAGTTTTTGCCTGTTGAAAGATGTTTGGAACAGGTCTCTGAACCAAGAACGCATACCTACATCTGAAATAACATTCAGTGCATCTACACCCTCACCGCCCTTCAGTTGAATAACAGCAGACCGCTTAGCGTCTGTAAAGTATATGTCTTTCCCATAATTACAGAAGCTCTCAGGGTTTTCGCTTATTCCGTACTCCTCAATACGAGCTACCTGCGTTCCAAGAACCTCTGGAACTGATGTGATTATGCCTCCACCAACAGCGTCTGTAAGGAGATTCTTCCCAACGGCAACATATGATATCCTATCCTCCTGTAGCGTCAATAGGTCTGTCCTTCTTCCGTGAAGCACTTGTATAGGGCCGTATGAATCCTCGCAGTCCTTGTAGTTCGCAAGTCCAAGGTTGAACTCGTTCAGTTTATTGACGTTGTTCTGAGCATTGAATATACCGCTGTATGTGATTGATGACTCCCTCCTTATTTCCTTGTAGTCTTGCTCGGACACGGCAGTAACCCTGTTACCAAGGTATATCTTCTTTCCAGTAATCGAGTCCCTTATCTTGTAACTCTCAACGCCATTGAAGAACGTGTAGCAGTTGAAGAATCCGAGGTTGACAACTCCAGCCGTAGTTCCAACCACTTGGTCAACATCTCCGACCTTATCTCCAGATAGGTGATTTCCTCCACTTATCTCAAATGACTCACCGTTCTCGTAGTATATCTCACCAGTTGTGGTTGTTGGTGTTGTCTCAAACACAAGCGCTGCATTAGCTGGGTATATTGCTATCTCGCACTCTATCTTTGAGACCCTTGCAAGTGTTCCACCTCCCCAGCAGTGATGCGTGCCTGACTGTATCTCAAGCCAAAATTCATTTGTTGATGGTCTCTCGGTGAACTGAAAGTGGTTTTCGTCATTTGAGTTAGGGCCAGAATCTCTGACAGCGTTTTCAGGAGCCGTCCACCTTGTTGGAGTCCCTGTGTCGTAGTCGTATATGTCAGAGTAGAACACGTTTATGTTAGCGCCAGAGTCATCGTCATACCCCCAAGGGCCACAGTTAGACTGCGCTGGTATGTTTACTCCTTCCCCTAAAAAGAAGTCTCTAAGGTTCTCATAATCCTGAGTAGCAACGCCCTCAAACTCGAAGTTACACGTCTCCCTTCCGCACACGTCCTGTTCTATTCTGTCATACTCGCGTCTGTGGAGGTGCGTCTTTATCTTGACCGTTGTGCCTTCTGGTATTTCCCAAACGCCACCACCATCATCATGAAGTGGATACATTAGCGTGTCTGGATACCTCTTCCCGTTTCTTGTCTTCTCTGTTATCTTTCCGTATGTCAACACGCTTGTGTCGGTGGCAAAAGAAACTGTGAAGTTATCTGGAACGATGAGCATATACACACCAGCTGGAGTTGGAGTAGGTGTTAAATATATATCCCCCTCTGCCATTGATTTTACCTCGAGGACGGTTGTCTTCACGGGATTGTCTATAGCACCAGAGTAGTCTATCTTAACATAAAGCTCCTGCCCTTCCTTTACCTTGTCAGCGTTCTCACCCTCAAGCCTTACCCATACCCTTCCAGTCCTCTCGTCAGCAGCGTCTTCTCCAAGAACCTCCCTAAAGTATGTGGTTGAATATATCGTCTCGTAGTCCGTCTCAGTCTGCTTCATGACGAACTTATATCTATCAGCCCAGTATGGAGGCTTCATGGATGGAGGTATCGTGACCTTTGCCCAGTTTATGTTCTCACTGTCGTAGGCTGACACATGAAACGAGTTCAACTTGCTTTCAAGAACAGTGGACTGTCTTCCTTCTGCATCTTGATAGACTATTCCTACCTGATAGTCTCTGTTGCTATGTAGGCTTTTCTGATTGCCTGTTTTCCTGAATGTGACCCTTACACTTACCAACTGAGGTATCATTATAACCGTTCCGCCTCCATAGTAGTCGTACTCAAATCCGTTAGGAACTACATGTAGTTCGTTTCCAGACACAAACATCTTAAACGGATCAGTACCACCTCTTATGGTAAGATCGTCATTCTCAATCGCTGACCTTCTTAGTGTCAGTGGCAGAAACACGTTTGGGTCTGCTGAAGTAGGAGGTTCTCTCCAATCTGCATTATAGTTATCAGTAAGCGTATATCCTATGTCGTAGTTGTTTGGATTCTGCTGGTAATTTCCAGAGATTCCTATCTGATCAAACCAAGTTTGCCCATTGAACGCTGACTCATATGTAGAATGACTCCCTTCAATCGTATATAGGAATTGTATTGTTTTCGTTGGCCTTAGCGATTCTGGCACTTCCAACTGAGGATTCCCCAAATACGGATAATATCGCTCGCTCACAAATGTTGATGACTGCGGATTATTAAACCTTACAGCGCCAGCTCTTGTTTCAATTGCAACAAGTATCTGTGCTCCATCTATAAGGTCATCAGTCGGTATTCCAGACAAACCTACCAGTATTTCATTTGGCTTGTTTTGAGTATATCCAGTGTATTTGTACGGAACATCAAAAAGACATCCTCCCAACGAAGCTGGGCCGCAGTCTCTGTTCTCTTCTTTTGCATAAGATCCCTCGGCCTCAGATTCCTGTTCTACGCTGTATGTCAACTGTATGTCATTTCCAGCGTCATCCTTCAGGTCATAACCCTCAAGGTAGTTTCCATACATAAGCCTATTGCCCATGATGGTCTGTGCCTTTGCCAGCCTCGGAACATTATCGTACAGCCTAAGTATCTCACCTTCATTAAGTACGGTATAGATGTCACCGTTTGAGAAGGTTAGGCTTTCTGTGGAGTTGTTCTGATAACCGTATGTTGCCTTGTTAAGCTTCTTTGCGACCCATATCGTGCTCGAGTCCATCTCCTTGAATACAACGTCAATGGCTACAACATTTGAACCGCCTGTATCAAACTCGACAACAACGCTGTTTATAGAGTTCTCCATGCCTCCGTTCATGTAACTTCTTCGCTCAAGAGAGAAGTCAGATGGAAGGAATGCTGGGTCGCTGAACTGTGATATTGCACTGTACTCTCCGTCCTTGTACTTATACCTGTAGGCAAAACAGAGGAACGTGTCCTCCATAAAATTATCGTTAGCCTGATTCGCCTGTAGCGTAATGGATGGCGAGTTTATGGGTTGCGGCTTGATAACGCTTATGTCAAGCTCAACAATTTGGTCAACGTCAGTAATAGGGTCAGGCTGTGCGTACCCTCTCGTTACATTTATCTTTCTCGGAGGGTTGTAATCATCCGTGAAGAATAACAGGTCGTCAATCTTGTCAACACCATTTACAAGGTATGTTGGATTGAAGTTGAGCAGCGAGGTGGTCACGACATGATATGTCAACAACTGTGTCTGAGTATTGAACGACACGATCATGTCAACCACGCCACCGTATGAATGATTCGGGTCGTGTACGAACCAGTACATCGTCTCCTCAGCTGAGTCATCAAAAGCACCGATACATACAGCATCACCACTCAGGTCAACACCTTTATACTGTAACGTTGTAAGCTGCACGTTTCCCTTTGAGTTCTCAACAGCGCCAACCTCACTCAGCTCTGTTGAACCAAGTCTAATGTTCAGCGCGTCAATATACTCGCCTTCAGGCAAAAGTCTCTCATCGATACTCTTGTTCATCCTGCCCTTGATGAAACTCTTCTGTTCTTTAGCCATGCTACTTGATCAACTTAGACTGTCCTCTGAGGTTCATCAGAAGTCTTGATGGATTGATATTGCTTATTCTGATTTTTGCATTACTCAATAGAGCACGCCTCTTCTTCCTGTATCTGTTCACGATATACTCCTGAATGCCGAATCTTGAGTTGACTATCTCATAGGCGATGTGAGCGTAGATGTACTCCTCAAAAAACTTGTGTACAGATACGACACTATCGTCACCTCCCTCCATGCCGTCACTCACGTACTCAAGCACGACAAGCTCGCTGGCTACTCCTGAGCTGAAGTTAATGACACCACCCTTCTTGTCAATTCTGAACGTAGGGTTGGCGTTTGCTGTCTCTGTATTCAGACCGAACCTTGCGCCTACTTGGAAGTCAAAGTACCACTGGCCGTTGTATAAATACCCCTCAGACCCGTCATATATGCTATTCTGATTAAGGTAGATGCTTTTTTGCACCCCTGTTATCCTGTCAAAGTCAAGCTGTGACTGACTGGCTTCAAGGATGTTGCCGTCTTGGTCGAACAGAATGCTACAGTCGTTTGCCTGTAGATATGATTTGGCTCCGTTTACCTGAATATTCTCAGATAAAGGATACAGAACACCGTTCTTGTACACAGAGATTCTTACCCAGTTCACGTAGTCTGGAGGCAGTACAAATCTTAGATTGTCGCACACGTTCAGCTCAAGTGCCTTTATCTCCTTGAACGCATCGTAGTTAAGCTCCTGTATGGCTCTCTTCGCGTGGAATAGAACCTTGTACCTGTTGATGTTATTGATAATCTCATGATTACCTTGATACATTAGCATGAAGTTGTTGACGATGTCAGCAAGGCTAACGTACTGATAGCTACCCCAGTTAGCATCCTCTGGCGTGTTACCGTCATTCTCGTAATACTGATATCCTGTTAGGTATGCCATTATTATTGCTGGTTATCGTTTATTTGAGCCGTCTTGTACACTTCAGGCTCTCTTATTGACAACCCTGCTTTCTCAAGTATCTTATTTACAAGTGTCGGCTCATCATCCTCTGCCACCTCGAAGTCTACAGATCCCGATGCATTATACATCGGCTCTCCATTCGTAAGGTTCACGTAGTCCCATCTTGGGGCTACTGGGTATCTTACGTATATCGCAGACACGTTTGACTGTATCGTGTTTGGAACAATTGCTATTGAGTCGCCACTTCCCATTGCGTACACTGGGTACGTTTCTGATGGCGCTGTAAGGTTTGAGTTTAATAGCCGCGTGATATTAAGCCTGCTTTCCTTAGATATCTCAACATTGTTGTACGTAAGTACGTTGATATGATACCAATCTGCTGGTGCTGCAAATATAGCGTAGTCTCCAGACACTAACGAAAATGTAAGCGTTGTGCCGCTTATAAACACCTCAATCGACTCTCTTGCGCTTTCTGCAAGGTCTGCGAGGTCGCTTCCTGATGTGTGGTTGTTCTCAAGGTTGGTGTAGTAGTTATACTTACTCATATACTCATTGAAGACCTCAAGTTGCGCCTGCTTAGCGTATAGGTTGAAATCATCTGGTGAGATATATCCGTAGTTGTTCTTATTGCAGATTGCAAGAACTGTTTCCCTTACATCGTTGATACTGACCATAAGCACAAAGATAGTGAATATAAAAAACCCCTTGAGTGTGCGTTAGCAGTGACCCAAGGGGCTAGTCGGGGAAAAGATAGTCCTTACGCTAAAGCAACTCCGAATACTCCAACTCCACTAGGTAGAGAGACGAGTTTGCTTACTTCTGGTCGGATGTTGTTTGAGAACGCTCCAAGGATAGCTGACTCAAATGCAGATGCAACCGCAACTGATGTCAACTGATTTCCTGAGTGAGTGATTGTCAAAACGTCCTTGCCGCCAGATGCGTAGCTGATAGTTGTTGCTCCGATTGCGTTTGCAGCAGTTGCTGGCTGTTCAGCAAGCAAAAATCTCTCTGCAGATATGATTTTCTCTACAGATGCTGATGTAGCTGAGTAAATAACGTAATCCTCAGTATTAGCCATAATATCAGCACTGATAGACAACGTGGTATCGCTGTCAATAGCCGTTATTGTAGCAAATGTTCCGTCAGTAGTGTTGTGAATGTAATCACCTACCTCAACGGAGCTTGTGAATGTTTGTCCAGAGTCGACCAACTTATCTGAAGTTGTAGCTGTTGCAGCGCTACTTACAAGTGCGTCTTGGATAGGTACTTTTACAAATTTTGCCATGGTAAAAAGTTTATGGGTTAGTGTTTAGGTTACAAAGATAATCAATCTTCTAACATAGGCTCAAGGAGCTTGAACGTCTCAAGCCCCTCGTCTGATTGTAGGTATGAGGCTACAATGTAGTCTCTATCCTCACCGTAAGGAACCGTAAGCATTCGCTTCTTGTTGTTTGGAAGGTTGAAGTGTACATCCTTGCCTGCCCTGTACCCGAGAAGCCCCTTGTCAAACATCAACGCCACTGTTGCCGACATGTTTGTCATAGGGTCGTTCAATGTGTCCAAGAAACCTTTTGGGTTGTTTCTCGCATAGACAAGTACGTCACGCTTTAGCTCAGCCGTACTCATCTTGGTCACATCACGTCCAAGTATTACTCTTCCGATACGCTCAAGGTCATTTAGCCCAAGTTGCTTTGCTGCAATAAGAGCGTCAACCTCGTAGTTCATTACCTCAAGCTCTACCTCAGCGTCTTTCTCGTTGTCAACAACCTCAAACTTCTTTCCATTGTCTGGGTGAATCTCTAAGAACCACTGTAGCACAGGGTTTGTCTTAGGAACCTTCAAGAATCCATCCTCAAAGATAATCGGCTCAAGAATGACGTTCTTGTCCTGTTCATCCTCGAATGGTGTCTTTTGGTTTGGTGAGTATCGCAACGCTCTGTTGCTTGTTCCATCAAAGTACATCAGAGGGTGTCTGTGACTGTTTCGTGATGGAAGAATGTAGGATAGGGGAGCTACATCTCTCCTTAGCTTGTAAATCTTATCCACCAGTGGCGCTTCTTTTGTTTTCATTTTAATTTAGATTAGAGTTAAGAAAAAGGAGAGCGGCATTAAGCCGCTCTCCTCGTTATTTGCAATTAGTCCTCGAAGATAACGAAGTTGTTCGCTCCAAGCGTACAAACTGCTCTCTCAGATAGGAAGTGAACCTCCATAGCGTCAAGGTCAGAGTTGCGTGCGCTTCCAGCAGAACCTGTTACCCAAGTCTTGTATCGTCTGTCTTCAGTCTCTGAGGCTCTGTAACGAACGTGTAGGAATGGACGCTTAGCGTTCTTTCCAAGAACTTGGTCGTAAACAGTTGTTGAACCAGCGGGGACAAGAAGGCCGTTAACCGCTCCAGAAGGAAGGTCGCCACGCATGGTTGGGTCGTTCAAGTATTTCCAGTCAGTCTTGTAGAAGTCGTAACCTCTTCTGAATCCTGAGAATCCAAGGTTCAATGCCATCTGCTCATCGTTGTCGAACAATCCGTATGATGTGCCACCAGCTCCGTAAGAGTTCTGTGCAGCAAGCATATCGTCAATGTCGAAAGAGAACTGACGGTTTACGAAAAGAACATTCTCCTCGATGGAACCTTGCTTGTCGAGTCTTTGGATGATTGAATCAAACTCAGCAAGGGTAGTTGGGTTACCACCTCCGAATACGTTTCCTCTCTGCTCAACAGCGTGAAAGACTCCTTCAGAACCAGCCTGTCCAGCAAGACCGCCTGCAAGTAAGGTCGATGCAGCAGAACCAGCCTCAGCAGGAACAGCCTCAATCATTGCGGTCTCAAGATAGTCCTCGAAACGTAGACGAGTTTCATGCTCAGACTTCAAGTACCATAGGTATCCTGTTGCTCCGTTCTCAGTAGTTACTTCAATCCATCCGATTTGAGCCATATCAGATCCTGATACAGCATACTTATCCTTGATGATGATTGGCTTGTTGTCGAAGATTTCATCCTCAGCCTCAAGAGATTCAACCATTCCGTTGGTTCCTTTTGCAAATTCAGAACCATAGATAAAGATTGTAACATCAGCGTTTGCAGCGCCAGTAGTAGCTGCAACAGAACCAGATGCCTCGTAATAGTTTGCTTGGAATGTTCCAGCCGCGTAGTCAGTAGCACTAACAATAGCCTTGTTAGATCCTGCTCCATTGTTCCAACTTACCACGATTGTCTGACCGTCTCTAATTGCGATTTGACCAGTTAAAGTATCGTTGATTGTGAAAACCTGAGAGGCCTGTCCAGCCACTGCTACTGCCGCACCTACCTCAACGTACTTAGTGTGTAGACGACCCTGCTCTGCCCATTTAATCATGTCAGAGTTAGTTGGCATCTCAGCACCTACCATACGCAGGAACGATGCAACGCTTCGGTTTCCGTAGCGCTCGAATTCCTTCTCGTAAGTATCAGGAAGATACTGATTCAAGAAGTCAAAGTTTGTAATGTAGTTGCTCTCCAATGCCACTCGTTCTGGGGATGGCTGCAACTGAAATGTTGGGGTTGGGTTTAAAGCCATTTTTGTTTTTCTTTAAAAAGTTTATGTTCGTTTACTTCTGATCTTTAACCCTCGACCTGAGTCTTGGTTCAATGATCGTACTTGCATTCCCCCCTTCTTAGTGACCTCTGGCGCTCTGCGAGTGTCCATGTCAATGTTTTTGGACTTCTTCGCCATACCATCGACCGCTGCTGCTTGACCTTGCTCATAGAAGAACTTGGCAAACTTGTCAGGGTTCATTGCAATCGAAAGTGACCTATGGTATCCTGCTGCATCACTTAGTAGCCCGTCCTCTCCAATGTACTTGTTAATGAAGTTCATCGGTGATTGCTGGCTCTTCTTAAGCTCTGTCGCATCCGCTGGTTTGAAGGTGATTTTCTCGTCATTGACATTGAATTCAAAACCTTTGAATTCGTCACTGAAAAGTTCATCGGTCTTCTTGCTGAACCATTCTCTTTTCTTCTGGTTCTCAGCTTCGATACTTTCAGCCTCTTTCATTTTATCTCGATAAGACCTAAGCTCTTCATCGTACTTAGTGTCAGCAGGCTCCTTGCTTGACTCAAGCGGAACCTTATATGCTTCCTGCTGTTCCTTAAAGAACTTCTTGGCTTTATTGAGTTCTCTTTTCTTGGCTAACTTCTGCTTCTTTACAAGCGACTCGTCATCAAGGTCTTCATCGTATCCGAACTTTGAATCAATCAAATCGTTGATATCATCTTCGTCCAAACCTTCCTCTGTCTGCCTGTAGTAGTCTGCAAGCAACACGTCTGAATCCATCTCATCGTAGTTCTTATTCAACTGCATGAAATCATTCAGGCCACGACCAGTCTCCTTCTTGTATTTGAAGAAAGCCTCAACATCCTCTGGTAATTCAGGGGATGATTCTCTTTCAGAGAACAACTCATCAAGTGAGTTTATCTCTTTACCGTATCGGTCTTTAATATGTGAAAGAACGTCTTCGTCTTTTATTTCAAACTTCTGCTCTTCAGCAGGAGTTTCTTCCTTCGTAACAGGCTCCTGTGCCGCCTGCTCCTCCTCTTTCATTTGCTGCTCATGCTTTTCGAGAAGCTCGTTCTCTACTTCCTGAACAGACTTTGACTCTACCTCTCCGAGGTCTCTTACTTTAAATTCCGCCATTTTGATTTGATTTTATGCAAAATTATTGATTTTATTTTTATCGGGGTGAGAACTCAGCAAGGTCGAACCCGTCCAAGCTGTCCTCGTTTGACTCAAAGCTCATTGGAGGAAGGTTGTTCTTACGCTGCTCGATAAGCTTTGACTGCTGCGTGTTCTGCCTATCTATACGCTTACCTTTAGCTTCTTCCTTCATCTCCTCTCGCTGCTTCAATTGCTCTTGAGTCATGCCCTGTAGCCGCATATTCATCTCGAATTCACGTTCCATAAGCATTAACTTGTACTTAGCCTCAGCGTCAAGTCGCTGTATGCTCATCTCTGTCTTGGTCTGCTCAAGCTGCATCTTCGCTTGCGCCTCAAGTTGTATCTTCTGCTGAGCGGTCTGTGCTGCCATTTGTTGCGACTGCATCTGTGTCTGCGCCTGCATTTGCTGCATCTGCATTGCCTGTTGTTGGTCAGCTTCTTGCTTCTTCTTGCGCTTAAACTTCAACAACTGATTAGCAAGCTTTATATTTCTTACCTCTCTGATGTCAATAGCGTCCTCAAGGTTTATGTCTTGCTTAGATAGCGCCATCTGAATGTTTGCCTCAAGCTGCGCCTTCTCTTCTTCGTCTGGAGCGATTTCTATGAATATGCCGAAGTCGTACAGGTACAGATCTTTTATCTGGTCTAGTGTGTTCGCATTATACTTTCCAATCTGATTCAAGAACTCCTCTTTAAAGTCTGCGTACTCAAGGATGTCAGCAACCCTATATGAAAGAGCCTCTGAAAGTCTTCTGAGTATGAATAGACTTGATTCGAGTATATGTCTTGTAGCTGTGTTTGAACTTAGAGCGGCAAGCTTCTGAACACCAACCAGTGCATCTGGATTTGGGGTAGAACCATCCCTGACCTCGTTTAAGCCACTTACAGCCCTGATCATATCAAGGTAGTGGTTGTAGTTTGCTATAAGAAGCTGCATCTTAGAAGCGCTCCCTGTAGAGTTGATAGGCTGGATAGGTACTCTTGCATTATTAAACTCGCCATCCTGCGTGTAGCTCCTGCCTACAACACTACCAGTTTGGAAGTATAGCCGTAGTGCATCCTCTGGGTTATATGCGTTTCCTGTTCCAAGGTCAACCTCGTTGAGTCCGTCTGCGTCAATGAATACACCATCAGGAACCATACGAGCAATGATTTGCTGCATCTTCAGGTGAGTTACCTGAATAAGATCTACAAATGGAATCATTCTCCTTACAAGGGACTCAATAACACCCTTATACATTCTTGGCGCACACGCAACGTAGTTAGGCATGGCGTGCTGACTTGCTGACTTTGGTCTTACCATATTCTTGGCAAGCTCCCACTTCAGCATAATATTAGTACCCATCACCATGACACCCTCGTACCAAACCTCAATAGTCTTCTCAACCCTCTCGAAGTTACCCTCATCCATCATCTCTTGTGGTGGGTTGAACTCATCGTCTTTCTCTATAACACGCTCACCTCCGCTTTCAAGCTTTTTCTTCTTGTAGACGAACTTCTTTGTTGTCTTGTAGTTGAAGAATAGAAGTGTACATGTGTCTCTATAGAACATGTCGTTCTCATAGAACTGAGACACGTTATAGTAGTTGTTCCAACTCTGACTATACTTTGAGATAAGCTCCATGTCCTCGTTTGTGAGGTCTGGGTCTATCTTAATAAGCTCAGTCATAGGAAGAGTCTTTATCTCTCCCCAATAGAAGCAGTCCTTGAAGTATGGGTCTTCAGTATAGCTGTACACCACGTTTGCAGGGTCTACATAGTCGATAACAACTCCAGCACCTTTCTTGAACTCGTGCTTAGCGACCGATATACCAAGTACCATTTGGTCGTAGTCGAGCCTCTTTCTTATGTCCTGATACTTGTTCTCGTCAAGTATCGTATTGATGGCAACCTCCTCGGCTATCTCAATAGCTGGCTTGTAGTTCAGTTGCATATGAAGAGACATCTCCTCATCACTCTCAGGAACGTCATCAGGATTCATTGTAAATGGATTAACCCCGAAGTCTTCTTGTATCTGAAGTAGGAGGTCTTTGCTGACCATCTGAGCTTCTATTCTGTCCTGATACGCATTTCTTTTTTCTGATGACAACGCATCCTGAGCATACGCCTTTACCTTAAACAACCTGTCCGTCATTCCATTGACCACAATGTCAACGAACTTTGGAAGGATAGGCACTGGTGTCCAGTCAAGGTTCAGATACGATAGGTCTCCGTCAATAGCAAGCTCGTTCTTGTACTTGTGTACAGACTGCTCTCCTCTTGCATATAGTCTTAGCTTGTGAAACTCTCTGAACTGATCGTAGTATCTACAGCCGTTTCCATCCTTCTTAAACCACTCATACTGTATGGCCTGACCCACCATAAGTCCATAGCTTGAGGTCGCCTTTTCTTTGTCTGTTGCAAACTGGTCAGGAAATCCTGCAGCGGAAACATTTATTGTTACTTCCTCCATTTATCGGTTTAATCGGCTGGATTTGCCAGAGTTATCGTATCTTGCAAAGTTAATGCTTATTTTCGACTGTGTCCTTTGTGGGGTGTATAGGTTCTTCTGATTGGCCATAATAGCAAGCCCAGAACTGATTGAGGCATCGAACTTCGTCCTTGCGTTTATATCAAACCTCGCCCAGTCCTCAAGCGTTCTATTGAACGGCATTGATCCCATCTCGTCAGGGTCTCTGAATGTGCCTTCCAAGTCCATTCCAACATACTTCTCAATGTATGACTCGATTGCCGCGGCGTGTGACTGCTTCACGTCCTCGCTTGTGTTTGGTATCCCTCCCAACTCCTTCTCTGTCTTAGACAGTTTCATAGCGGGCTTATCTGGTCTGTTCATCGAGTACCCCCTGTATCCCCTGTTCTTGAGATGGTATAGCAGTCTCGGCTTGTTGTTCTCGGCAAGTATTGGCATACCGTAGAAAACAATAGCCATAAGCACCTCTTCAAAGAATATCTCTGCCGTCTGAGGTCTTGCTACGTATTGCAAGAAAAACTCATTGCTTGGCGCGTCATCCATGTTGAACTTTGTAAGTCCGTGCAACGCACCGTTAGAGCCTCCACCCCCTACTGTTCCTGATATATCATATGAATCGCATCCAAACGAGCCTATATGCTCATTCGCTGGATATTTCCTCCCGTTACGCATCTCATATCTGTTCTGCATGTTTGCAGGCGGTATCCAAGACACGACAAACCTCCCGTTCTTATCTGGCGTCCATATCACCTTTGTATCCTTGATTCCGTTCTCCCAATGGAACCGTCCTCTCGTTAGGTGATGAGAGGTTATCATATTATCGTTGTAGTCAATCTGCTGATAAATCTTGGTAAGGTTGAACAATGACTGCTTGCTCTCGTCTCTGAAGGCATGTGACTCTGTTCTTGGAAACTGTCTGTAGTATTCGTTCAAGGCATCAGCGTCACCCTTCAATGACTGCACCTCGTTCTCCCAGTAGTCAATAGCCCCCATGCTCACCATCTCGCCATCAACACCTACAACGGGCTTGCTTGGCGTTCTGAGTATAGGCATTCCGTACCTGTCTATAAATCCCTCCATGTTCCATTCCATAGGAATGAAGAGCTTATACATACCGCTCTTTGTCTGACCATTTGAGTTTCTCGTGGAGGTGTCTGAGTCGTTGTATAGCTTTTTGAAGTTGTCTCCCCCTTTGTTGAGTGCGTTACATGTTGATCCCATCATACACTTACCAATAATCTTGCTGCCAAGGCGGAGACACGTCTTTGTTACCCTCCAGTTGTTGAGTATGTTCTCAGGCTTCTCCCACTTACCGCTCTCATCGTGTATAAGTAGCAGGAGCTTCTCACCATCGTAGCTGTTGTCTGCCGTGTTCTTCCAATCAATAGTTGTATCAAGACCCTCAAGCACGTCCTCCTCTACGTTGTGCATGTTGTTCTTTGTGATTTTAGAGGCAGGAACCCTGTACGAAAGCTCGGTCTTCGGTCTGTCCATACCGTCCATGATGGGCTTGAAGAAGAATGGGTAGTTGCTGTTTATAGGCACAACCTTGTCGGTGAACATCTTCTTTGCATCAGCACCTGTCTTTGACAGTATCCCAACCCTTGCGTCTTTTGCAAGCGTTGCTGTATTCACGCTCTCTGAAGACCCCATGAACGAGAATCCTGAACGTCTGATTTTAAGGTAAGACATTCCAAAGCATCTCTTGTCAGCCTTACACGCCTCCCAAAAAATGTGGAATATTCTATTAGCCTCCCTGAAGTCTGGTAGCCCAACGTCTATCTTTGTCCACTGCAAGTACATATAATGAGACCCTGTTATGTACGTGGGTATTCCATTGTTCATGAACCAAAAGCCAAGTTCTCTTTTATCGAACTCCTTCTCTATATAGTCAACCCACTTGTCCTTGAAGGATGATGGCATCTCATTCCACTGGAATATACTCTGTATCCTCTTGAGTTCTTTCGGGTACTCTTCAGGCTCCCAGTACTGCTCTGATTGTTTCTTGCTTCTCGAAAAAACCTTCTCTGGTACTGACGGAAGCGCGACACGGAGACCCTCTATCAGATAAATGTCTCCTACAGTCCCGTCTCTTGATATAACGACCATGTCGTATCTGTCGTCATACCCATACGTCCATGATTTAGCCTTGTTCTTTTTTGAGAGAACGGTTTGTGGTACGTGGCTTTCAACTACCTCGTATATCCTACTTTCTCGACCTTCTCTCTGCGAATCCTCCACTTGACTTCTTTTCTTCTTTCTCTTCAGGAGCGTTGAGCTTTTCCTCTTCCTCCTCGATACGCTTCATTATCTCAAACGCATCAAATATGGCAAGCTTCTTTGTGGCGGCAGCGTTCTTTAGTCTGTCAGCCGCAAGCTCATCCTCTGGGTCGGGCTTTATTATCTCTTCCTTTGCGACCTTGATTAGCTGGTTCACTGCTATCCTCCCAGCTTTGATAATCTCCTCCTTTATAGTTCTTGAATCCATTCTTGTTGTATTTCATTTTTGGAGATGACCTGTCTCCTGAATATCTTCTACTCTTACCCATGACTACAAAGACAGCGTTATGTTGTCCGTAAACATTCGATACAGCTTCTCGCCATCAACCGTGAACTCATAGTCACTGTCTGGCTTGAAAGATATCTCATCACCCTCCTTTAGACCGAATGCCTCAAGCTGCTCGTTGATGTATCTGATCGTGCCTACCAGAGGCTCCTCAGATACATTCTTGAAGATGATAGAGTCTTTCTTCTCAACTGGCTTGATGAAGCAGTATTTGTCGTGAGCGTTCCACCTCTCTCCATTGTGATACATGAAGAACTGCATATGGTCTACAAAGAACAGGTCGTCCTTGAAGAAGCTCCTTCCGCTCTTCTGTCTACCCTTCATGTCGTAGTAGAACTTGAATACGTTATGGTGAACAAGCAGGAGGTCTCCCACCTTTATCGGCCCGTCATACTTTATCGGAAGCTCTACCACCTCCGCTATCCTCTGTGAGAACCTGTGGTCTTCCTGTGATGTACTTACTATAAGGTCATCGTTGATGTTCGCGTATCGCTTGCCGTCTTTTGGGCGAACGATGAACATATATGGGGATTTCATTTTAGAAGTTTATGTTGTACTCGATTGAAATTGGCATGTCTTTAAATTCCTTCCACAGCATTATCTCCTCTCCGTTTGATATCCATATCCTAAAAGAGTCTATATCGTCATGGAACTTGATAAGGTGTATCTCATACTCACCGCCTATCACCGACTGCCCGATGATGTAGTGCATGGCGTCCTTGTAGTTTGCCCCTACTGAAATCTTACGGATATCCATATTACCATGTGGATATTGCAACGCGCTTCCATGTGTCAGTAGCGGTGCATACGTAGATGTAGTTAGCATCAGCTACAATGCTTCCAGTAGTTCCAGTTGCTGAGGCTGAAGCTGGTGCGTTACTAGCGTCTGTCGCCAAGAAAGAGGCAGCAACTGTTCCGAGGGAAAGAATATTTCCAGAGGTTGATATAAGCCCATATGCAGAGATAGAGTTTGCGTCTGTGAATGTAACGGTGCTTTCAAATGTGGCTGATCCAGTTACTGTAAGTGTTGAAAGTGTTGGGTTCAAATTCAAGAACTGAGACAGCTCACTTACCTTGTAATTTTTTGTCGCACCGCCAATTGACTCAGACCCTAAAAGAATCGTGTTGTTTGTTGGAATTGCCGTAGCGTATGTTGCCGTGTTGTTTATCTTACCCATATTAAACTTTTTGAAGATTTTCCTTAGTAGTAACTTCACCATTTGTCATGTTTATTGTTGAGTCAGCGCCATACTTCTCGATGAGTGCGTCCTCAAGAACCTTGAACTCAGCCTTGATCGTCTCTATCTCACCAAGCACCACCTGCTTGTTAAGTTCAAGATCACCAAGCGTCATCTTTGCCTGATTGAATCTCTCTCTTGCAGATTGAATCTGCTCTAACTCTGTTGTTTCTAATTTCATTGGGTTACAAATTTACGATATTTCTTCCGACCCGAACTCCAATGTAGTGTTGTCCATTGAATCCGTAGTCAACGCTAAAGTACGTCTTTTTTACTGTAGCCTGAACACCAAGTCCCATTAAAGGCACATAGCTTGTGTTAAAGTCGCTCAGAAGACCAGCATTACCATGTATGCCAAGTGCAAAATTTGCACCTACCACTTTCTTAGGTAAGTAGTTTATTACTAAGTTCTCACTTAGATTTTGGTAGTTCTGCCATTGAAGTCTAAGTGCACCACCTCCAACTGGTGCAGTTGTGTCATAGTGCACCACCTCAGTAAGCCAAGACTCGATTATCTTAACGGTATCTATTACAAGAATACTGTCGTAAGTGTTGACATATCTTATGTCATGTACGGTATCATGTACGGTATCATATACGGTACGCCATTCTACAAATCTTAAAGTGTCATATTTCCAACGATCTACGTACTCAATTGTAGGTACTGGCTTTTCGATGGTAGTGGTAACAGGCTTACCGCTTGTGTTACCGCACCCTTTCCACGCAACTATCACGCCCAATAGAAACGCTATCAGATACGGTAGGTACTGGCTTATGAGATGTTTTGTTAAGTCGTTCAATTTTCAATGATAATCCAATTAACACAAGGCACATTAAAAGCATCATAGTGAGAAGCACTCTATAGCCACCGTCAATCCTCATTACTGTGTCCAGATTCCGTACTCAAGAACAACCGTAGATGCGCTTGCTGTTACCTCAAGCCCTACAGATGCCTTGATAGGCACAAATGCCCACTCCTCTGGCCCAAGTGTTCCGAAGCTTACGTTCGTTGCTGCCTCGGCAAGGTCAAGGCTGTTTGTAGCGTCAGTGTTCTTTAGGTAAACGTAGGTTATGGCTGCCTTAGCGGCTGGTACAATAACCTCTGCTGAAACTGCACCCACACTGATTCTACTTGTGTTCTGCACTGGATTGGTTACCGTGATCGCATCGGTCTGTGATATAGCTAATGACTCAGACGTTGCGTCAGAGCTTGTGATATTAAGTGTTGCCTGTATTGTTGCCATACTACAAAGTTAGTTACTTTCTTTTGAACGCTTCTCCAATCTTCTCTATGAAGTATTTTACATCAAACCTATCATCCAACGCAACAATGTTCTCAAGTATCGACTTGCCCTCTACACCCATTAGGAACGAGTACGCACCTGTCACTATCCAACCGAATATTTCCGTCTTTTCACCTTTGATCTCAAAGCTATCAAGTCCGTGAATTACAATAAGAAATACACCGTACTGCAATGCTTTGACAACTGTTCGTCTTATACCGTAAGAAGTAACCGCTTGCTTGTTTTTAATCGCTTTAGCAACTCCAGTTACAAGGTCAAGCATTATAAATACGGTCAGCCACTTTAAGAATTCCCAATCAGCGAATAGGTATTTCTCTGTAAATG